ACTAATGTTTTTGTAGCAGGTTATGCTGCACAAGGCCCGACCGACGAAGTTTTACAAGTTTCAACAATTTCAGAATTTGAACAAATTTACGGTATACCGCAGACACCTGCAGAAAGATACTTCTATTATTCAAGCAAAGAAATTTTAAATTCATCAAGTAATCTTTTAGTAACTAGACTTCCGTACGGTTCTGGTTCCGGTGACGGGTTTAGTTCCCAGTACAGTGCTTTATTCTTTCCTGTAGCTTCTTCTGCTGGCGGATCTGGATTTGTAGTTGGATCCCCAATTACTAAAACCTTAACACAAACTCAATACGATGATCTGCTTCAAAACAATTTTACCTGGGCTGGTGTAAGTGCAACACAGCCTCTATCAGGTACAGGTGCACTTTCTGGAACAGTTGTTAATTACTCTGTAGGTGCAGCAAGCTTTAACGGTACAACAGCAACAGCAGGTATCATTGTATTAAACTCTGCTCAAACAACAATTAACGAAAAATTCGAAGGATATTATATAGCAATTGCTGATAATACCGGCTTCGGGGCAAATACTAACTTCGATGCAGTTAATACACTTTATAGTCTTTCAGGTTCTGAAATACTCTACCCTGTAACAACAAACCGTCTAGGCTTTCAACTTTCTGCAACAAAAGAACAAGTAGGTTCTGGATCTGTCTCAGAGGCAATTGAATTCATACCTACATATAATTTTAATAATGATTATTATAGAGATTCAGTTGTTTTAAGTGTATTTAAAGTACGTAATTCAATTTACGAACCTCAAACACTTACATACAATTTAGTAGAAGCATTTATTGGTTCTCTTGATTCTCAAAAGAAGACAGTTGCAAATGTTGGTGGCACACCTAAATCCTTCTATCTTGAAGACTTAGTTAATAACGGATCATCTAATATTAAGGTTTTAATTAACCCTGCTATTTCTCAACAAACAAACTGGACAAGTTTATCTTCAAATAGCCCTGATAAAAGTGTTACAGTAAGTTCCAGTAGTAAGGCAGTTTATCCTGCAGGAACTTATGTTCCAACTTATACACAAAGCACCGATAAACTAATCGGAGAAACGGACTTAAAACTCGAAAGAGCTCTTACCCACATTGAGACACCTGAAACAGTACTTGTTGATGTTATCGCCGATGCTGGTCTTTCAACAATTCACGCAATGGCCTCTGGTGGCTCTTTTAAAGAAACTACAACAGTAGCAGCATCCGCCTTAACTGATGCATCATCCGATATTGTTGCAAGATGGAGAAGCTTGTTTAATAGTTATAATAACTTTGTACAAAATACTCGTAAAGACTGCGTATTTATCTCTGATCCTTTAAGACCTAACTTTGTTAAAGGAGAAGATACAAAAGTATTATCAATTCGTTCAAACACGTTCTCACAAAATGTATATCAGCCATTGAGAACTCAATACGAATCAATTAATACAAATTACACTGCAGCTTACGGCAACTGGGTTAAGGTATATGATGCTTTTGCTGATAAACCTTTCTGGGCTCCTTCTTCAGGTTATGTAGCAGCCGTCTATGCTCGTACTGATGCAGCTACCCAACCATGGTTTGCCCCAGCAGGGTTTAGTCGTGGAACAATTAATAACATTATTGATCTAGCGTTCAATCCAAATCAAAAACAGAGAGACTTCTTATATACGATTTCGATTAACCCTATTGCATTATTCTCAGGTGACGGGTTTGTAGTTTTTGGTCAAAAGACTCTACAAAACAAACCATCAGCTTTTGATCGTGTAAATGTTCGTAGATTGTTCTTAACTCTAGAACGCTCTGTTCAAAAGACATTAAAATACTTTGTATTTGAACCAAACACCGATACAACAAGAACACGTTTACGCAATACTATCTCCCCTATATTTGAACTAGCAAGAAATACACAAGGTCTATATGATTACTTGATTGTATGTGATGAACGCAACAATCCACCCGATCTTATCGACCGTAACGAACTTGCAGTAGATATTTACGTTAAACCGACCCGTGCAGCTGAATTTATCTTGGTAAATTTCATCGCTACACGTACAAGTCAAAACTTCTTAGAACTTATCTAATAAATATATAAAAGATTATGTCACAAAATATATCCGACTTCTATACAGTAGCGCAGCAAAAAGACTTCGCACGTCAGTTTCAATTTAGAGTTATTTCGTTTGCAAATACTAACTTTGGAGACGATCAGCTCGTATATCTAGAAACTGCTAATCTTCCAGGCCGTGCTATAGCTAATATACCTGTACCGTTCATGGGATTACAGTTCAATGTTCCGGGTACAGCTACTTACCCAGGATCAGATGCTTGGAATGTTTCTTTTAGATGTGATCAAAATTACGATATTCGTGCAGTACTTGAAAATGCTACATTCAATACCTTTGATGACTCAATTTCTACAGGAGATTATAATATAGCTCGTAGAGGCTCAGTTGTTACTATTCAACTTCTCGGTAAAAACCCTGAAACTACAATACGCCAATATAATTTAATCGGTGCTTATGTTGTATCAGTAGGCGACTCAACATACAATTTAACAGACAACGGCACAATTGTTACAGTACCTGCAACAATCGCCTATCAATACTGGAGAGTTACAAAGATCGGTAATGAAACAGTTAACCCTGAGTTACCAATATCTACATCAAATACAGATACAAATAGAAAATAAATAATTTAGCATCTTAAATAATAATGCTAAATTATGGCTGAATTAGATAGAGAAATAGCAGGGGAATATAATAGTCAAATACCTCATTTTTTAGGTAGTTTTTTATCTAAATTTGAAACTGCTATACCTAAAGGTGCTCAGTGGGTCCTATACTTTGAACAGCTCCCGGCAATTGTTGATGTTGTCTTAAAAACTATTAAAGAGAGAGAACCCAGAGGGTGGGATATTGATGCTCTAGCTAATAAAATAGGAAAAAACGAAATAGTACAAACAACTAAAGGATGTTTATTCGCACAAGCTGTCGAAATACCTAGCGAAAGTGTTGTTGCTAACCCGGAGGGCATACAGACAAATGGATTTTTGCGTACAACCACAGGCAATGGTAGGGGAGACTATTCAGGTGGAGTAAGGATAGCTTTTTTAGAAACTAATTATAGTTTTGTAGATACAGTAATTAGACCGTGGGTTATTACCACCGGTCATTTAGGTCTTATAGCTAGACCTCCTGAACAACAGTATAGATGTAATATTGTAGTTTGTAAGCTTGGTTCAGTAGCTGGCCCTACTCTCAACCGCGATGGTACAGTTAAAACAGAAGGAGTCGGGCCTGTTGTGTTGCAAAAATATATTTTTCATGATGCATGCCCTATTTCAATAACAGGGGAAGAGTATAACTATTCTACAGCTACAGGACCGGTAATCCGAGAAACTACCTTTTTATATAATTACTATACCGTCTCCCACAATATAAACATATCGTAAGTATAATAATACTACAAAACAACTTAAGTAAGTTCACATGTCAGGATTTACTACAAAAATAGATCTATTACAAGGTAGTGTCTTTATTAAAGAGCTTAAAGTTAAACATTTTAAGACTATTTTAAAAACACTTTTAGGGGATACTCCTTCTGTTGAAGATGTTTTAATAAATTTAGTAAATATACTAACAGATACAACCACCCTTTCAGTAGATGAGATATATAATCTCTCTGTACTAGATTTTTTAATAATAGTTATTGAATTAAGATCGGTTAGTATTGGAGGCACTATACAGCTTGAAATTACTGAACAAAAAAATTTTAAATTCGATTTTAATCTTGAAAAAGCGGTAGAGGTAATAAAAAAATTACAAAATAACGAACTCGTTCAAAATATTGATAATTTTAAAATAGTCTATCGCTACCCTTCAGTAAAAGATTATTTTTTATCTGCTGAAGAAGATAAATTACTCATACTTAAAAGATATATTAAAGAAATACATATTTCTAATCACGAATTTATTGAAATTTTTAAACTAGATGATAATGTTTTTATAGAATTATTTGAGGCATTGCCTGCTAATATAAGTGCTAAAATTTTTAAACACATCACAGATATCGTACAACATTTAAACCAGATTAATTTATTAGATTATCTAATAAATAAAAATCTCTCATTACATTTTAGCAAAGATACGTTTGTATTTATTTTACAGATTTTATTTAGTAAAAACTTGTACCCGCTTTACGAAAATATTTTTGCTCTTGCTAAGTTTGCAAATCTCTCACCTTCTTATATTGAAGAGTGTACACCTGGAGAATATACTATTTTTGTTAAGCTATTAGAGCAAATATTAAAAGAACAAAACTCTCAACAAAAGAGTGCTAATATCTTACCACCCATAAACACTAAAAACCCGGAATTTGTGTAGCTTTTTAGAACCGATTGTATAAATTAATATATGTCCCAAAATATTAATGGCATTTTGAACACACTTAAAGAATTAAGTGTTACAGCGAGTTTTAAGGTTTATGTTCCTTCGTTGAGCCAAGACATATTGTTTAAACAACTTAATACTGAGCAACTAAAACGATTGTTAGAAACAATCGCAGACACTGCAACAGTAACAAATAAATTTAATTTAGCATTTTATGATATATTAAAAGAAAATTTACTTTCTACTGAAATTAATATAGATAATTTAACCCTATATGACGCTCAATATATTGCATTGCAAATCCGAGCTAACTGTTTATCAGATAATTTAACTATATACTTTACTGATGAAGAGGTAGAAATGCACCAATTACCTGATGATAAGTATGAAATAAATTTAAGAGACATTTTAAATGATAAGCAATTTTATATCATACCTGAAGAAAGTATAACAGATGGGAGCATTTCGGTATCTTGTAGACCTCCAACACTAAAAGACGAAAACATTTATATAAAATATTTCGTAGATAATTTAGATAATCTTTTAGATCAAAAAATACAAAACGTTATTGGAGAAATTTTTCTCTATGAAGTAGTAAAATGTATTAAAGATATTACTACTAATGGAACTACAACTGATTTAACTAATATGCCTTTAGAAAACAAGGTTAGTATTATAAAAGAGCTACCAACCACACTAACAGGTAAAATAATTTCTTATATAGAAAAATATAAACAAGCCCTGTATGAGCTTTATTTATTAACTATACAGATAAAAACTGAAAATCAAACCATATCTTTTCAAAAAGAACTACAATATAATGCTGCTCTATTTAATTATTAAAGTTTAGCAATTAAATATTTATGTGATTAGTAGTTTACCAAAACCAGTACAAAACGACTTAGATACAATTATAATAGATTTGTTATCGAAGTATAATCTTGATAACAAATCAGTACAAAAATTTGTACAAACTATAGCACGACAGGTTCGGGATATAAACCGTTTACCTCGTATACTACAAGCCGTTAAAACAGGCACCGGTGATTCTACAAAAATAAACCAAGAGGTAAAAGAAAAAAGTGAAACTGGTAAGAATAAACCCGGCTTTATAGCAAGTTTAGAGAATTTTCAAAACTCTTTTAATAGAGGCGGTTTATTAGGGGTATTTTTTGACTATTTAAAAAATCGTAAAACAGAAGTTCTACCAAGATCAACTACTCCTGAATTTGCAAAATCTGAGCAAAAGAAAAAAACAGACTTATCAAAACCCCTACTACCGACTAATGCTAAAGAAACTAATCAAGAGCTACCACTAACTGATACTGAAGGTCAACAAGCACAAAAACAAAATATTTTTAGAACATTCACTGTTGTTTTAGGGGGTGTAAATGAACAAGGTAAAAAAGATCTTAAAGGTCTATTTGAATTTGTACTGCAGGATTTTTTTAAACAGCAAATGGCATCAATGAGTGGTGGCCGAACAGGGGTTTCTGCAGCTATAGATGAATCAGGCATGCCGGGTAGTGAAGATGGTAGCAGCTTACTTGACGCGTGGCTAGATTATAAAATGGCAAGAATGCTTTTAGATGGCGGCGGTAAAGGTAAAAAAACTAAACCAAAAGGCAAGCCAGCCAAACCAGGTGCCAGACCCACTAAACCGGGAGCTAAGCCTACTAAGCCAGGGGGTGCAGTTAAACCAAAAGGCCCTCGCTTACCAGGGAGATTTGGTGGTTTAGGAAGATTACTAGGTTGGTTAGGTCTAGGTGCCGCGGCAGCCGGTACCGCAGCTCAAGTTATACCTAGCACCCCGTCTCCAGCAACACCATCTATTCCTTCAGGACCAAAACCAGCACCTCTACCGCCAGGGGTACCACCTATCCCTTCTACACCAAAACCGGCACCTCTACCACCAGGAGCACCACTCATTCCTTCTACACCAAAACCAGCTACTGCAGTACCAGCTAAACCAATCGCACAGACAGGTAAAGGAATGCTAAATAAAGCAGGAGGACTCTTAGGAAAATTATTTTTACCTATTGTTACAGCAGTTGAAGGTATTCAAAGTGTTGGAACAACTATTAACGAATTATCAAAAAAAGAAAATGAAGGTCTAGGGTGGCAACAAAAACTGAGTGTAGGTACTGGTGCTCTCGCCGGTTCAGCAGCGGATGTAGTCACATCATTTGACCCTACAACCTGGGGAATAGATAAAATGTTTGGTGCTGACATATTCGGTGAAGGTATTTCAAAAGAATTCCTAAATTTAATAGGGGCTAAAAAAGAAGATCAAACAATGGGGGAATCTCTCCGGGAAAGAATGATTGAAGGTGGTCACGCAGTAAATGAAAAAGCTAAACAAGATATTTTAACCAAAATTAATAAAGAAGATGAAAGCAAAAAAAGAGAGATGGGAATTATACCTTTAGATATTAAAGCAATGCAATTTGGTTATAAAGATTTAAAAGATTTTGGAACTGCAGTTAGCTCAGGTAAAGAAAAGCGCCGCATGTACTGGGATAATCAAAAACAATCTGTAGTTGTTGTAATGCCTGATAAGTCCTCTATTGTTCATAAGTTTGTTTACGGTAAAGGTTTTCAAGGTAAACCGACAATTGAACAATCTAATCAGAAAACCATAAGTGATAAACAGCCGAGTACAATTGTAGAACAAAATGACCCAAATATTATAACACCTCTCAATGCAACCCCTATATCAACTGAAAAGCCTTTAATTCCTGTAACAACAAAAACTCCGGAACTAATAACAGCTCTAACCCCTGATACTACAAAAAGTATAGAATCTACAACCCTTACACCTGAAACAACAAAAATAACATCCCCTGTACCTCAATCAATAACTGAAAATTCAATTACAAATAACAATGTAGATAAAAAAGTTTTATCTGATATAGCTAGTAACACTGAAAAGACTAATAAATCTTTAACAACTCTGGGAGATGCTGTATTTAAACTAGCTAAAGTGTTTGATTCAAAAACTATGTCAAACGGTAACAGCGTTTTAATAAACAATAACGGACAAGTGCAAGAATACACTAGCACATCTCAAATAGCTGCAAGTAATGTTGATTCGATAAGAGGGGTTAGGCAGCAATTTTTAGCAGCAACTTAATTGTATAAGTATTAATATGGCTTTATTTGACAGAACAAGTAAATCAGAATCTGCAAAAAATAACCCTAATGCAGCATCTCTTTATAGGCCTACTGGGAGTGGCGGTGTCGATGTAATAAATGATTATACCTGGACTTTAACCCCACCTCAAAGTCGCAAAGAAATACCTTCTATAATATTAACCGAATATGAAGTGGATGAAACAACTATTGCAAGACAGGTTGATTTTTATGTAAACGGTATAGGCAGTGCTATTCAAGGGGGGGATATACTCTCTCCTTATGATTCGTTATTCCCTAAAGATAAAGACACAGGTTTTTGGTATTTTTTTCCGTTTTATACAGATGTCAATTTTGAAGTTAATACCCCGCAATGGGCATCTTTAGATACCCTTGAAGCGGGTAAAAAGGCTGTTGCTGATATTGGCTCAATTATTCATCCTGCGATTGGAGGTTTAGCAGAAAAAACAATGAGTTTATTAGGGGCCGGCACCGGGGCTGTCTTAGCAGCAAACTATCCAAAGGTTGGTATAATGGACCGCCCTAAGCTTTGGGAGTCTCATGATTTCCGTTCTTATACTATAAAATTCCCTTTATACAATACATATAACTCTGATTCAAAAACACAAGAGTGGATTAAAAATAGAGAACTCTGTGAGCTATTAGTTAATCAGAATCTTTACAATAAATTAACCTTCATAACCGGTATACCGCCTGTTTTTTATGAAGTATTAATACCAGGTCAACATTATTCCCCAGCTGCCTGTGTTACCAATCTTACAATTTACAATCGTGGCAACATTAGACAACTACAAGGCCCGTCCGGACCTTGTAACGTGCCTGATGTATACGAAGTTAATATCACTCTTACTGATTTAGTAATACCTAGTAAAAATTTATTTCAGGCTATTAACAATGAAAGTGTACGTTCTACTTCTAAAATAAGAAATGCTCAACAAACATACCTCGAAAAAACTGGAGAAGCTACAACTAGCATTGCAAGTAGTATTGCAAATAGTAACGCAGCTCAAGGGGCTGCAGCCGGTGGTGCAATTGCCGGGCCACTCGGCGCTTCTGTTGGCAGCACACTAGGGCTAGGAGCCGATATACTCGGTATCGATTTATTCCCTAATAATCAAACAACCCCGTAAAAAAATGAAACAAAACAGTTTTTCTGATTTACCAAAACTTACCAATGAAAATTATGAAAATATTTTCAATATTTTCACTGATAAGGACGAACGTTATTTCTATAATTTACTTCAAACAGTTGCTTTTCCTCAAAATTTACCGGCCGGTTATTTCGATACATATAGTATAGCGTATGGTGATACCTGGCCTTTTATATCTTACAAAGTTTATAATACCCCTAATGTATGGTGGGTAATACTACTGGCTAATAATATCAGTAACCCTATAACTTCAGTTATACCTGGTACCCTTATTAAAATACCAAAAATACAAGTTGTCAAAATAATACTTGCTGAACTACTAACACAAAATTAATTCTTTTATATGTCTGCCGTATCACTTGATAGTATAGCTGGAACAACAACCACTTTAGATACTGATTTTATTGTTGATACAAAATTTAATCAAGTTGAATACGAGGTAGAAATATGGTTAGATAATAGCGGAGGAAACAGTATAAATCAACGAGTACCTTTAAACCCTAACTCTATTGTTAATTTAACTATTAATGACACCCTGGCAAACTGGGCCGCTCAAGGAACAATTACTGTAATGCACTCACCAGAAAGTGCCCCTGCAAATCAAAGTAGTGATTACGGACAATCTATATTAACCCCTCGAGGGAATTACGTTTTTAGAAACGACGGACTTGATTTATTGCGTATACGGATGATACCCAAAACAAATCCTTCCAACAATAAAAGTTATTCATCTCAAAGTGATAGAAAGTTTTGGACATTATCTTTTTTGTTTTCAATTTATGATAGAGAAGAAATTGATTTACCACAAGGTTCGCGAAATGCCGCCGGTAGTACAATTAAAGCATTAAAGTTATATTTTTGGGATTGTTGGTATCAAAGACTGAATACAAGAGTGGTTCAATACTCTACAGGGCTATCTACAAAAAGTACTGTCGACCCAACTCTTGATAACGGTACGCAAGGTGTGCTAAAAACCGGAGAAGCAATTAAAGAAATAATCGATCTAGGCTTAAGTGAGAGCGGTAAACAAGGCTCTTTAGGTGGCTATATGGACCCGTCTATCGGTAGTGGTTTTGGGTTTAATTACCCCCCTACTGTCAACATTGGTCCTGACTTCGATATTGGTGCCGCAAATATCTTTTATACGGCACCTGCATTTGCTACTGCGTATGATAGTTTGATGTATATGTATAGTAAGCATGTCAGTAGTGAATTTATTCCATCATCTCCTGCAGGCCCGCAACCACCTAGAGGTGGACGCCCTTTTTCTAATAAAGTTTTCGATTTCTGTCTTTTAAAAAAAGAAAAAGGACCAAATGAAACAGATATAGGTCAACTATCATTAAAACCAATTTCAAAAATTTTTGAAAAAGCTGGGAACACACAAACAGGCCCGGGCCAATATCAAATTGAGCACTTCTTTGTACAGGGCTACGGCGCCGATAGTGCTAACAAGGCCTATAGAGCACCAAAAGGCGATAATTCAAGTAATAATATTGATATTACAAGTCCGGGATATAGTTATATACAGAACTACCGTTTCGTTGATATAGCAGCTGCTACTAATGCTCAAGATTTTTGTAACAGACCTGTTTATTCTTTTGACTATAAAAATAGAGTTTTAAATATTGAGTATGATAATAATAGTGTTACAACAGCCCGAAAATTTATGTCTGATAGGTATATCAAGCAGTTATACAAAAGTGGCTCCGGTGATGAGATATTTTTAATAAATTTAGAAGAAGAAAAGAAAGATTTAAATTTTAAACCTACCTTTTCTAATGATGGTGATAACCCCGATATTAGACAAAGTATTGGTTTACAAAAATTATTAAAAATTGGAGTTTTTCAAAACGCGTGCATAAATTTTCGTACTCTTGGTTTACCTTTTAGAGAGTCAGGTAGATTTATAGCTATTGATAAAATTGACGGAGTTGAATCTGGAGAGTTTGAAGATAAATTTTATGGACAATGGTTTATTATTGATATTAAACATATTTTTGAATCTGAAATATACTACAATGATATAACAGCTATTAAAATGCATAGATTTGCAGCTTCTTCTGTTAACCTTTACGGCACTCTATAAAATATATGAATACAAAATACTATACGTCGTTTAATCTTGAAAATAATCAATATGTTGGTAAAGTATTTTTATCAAGTACTAACCAACTCGTTTATACAACTAAAGCCTATAATTCTCAAGAACAGGCAATATCTGATGCACGTACATATGTTATAACAGAAGCCCCTCCAGTTACTGACCCTAATCCTCCTAAGTCTATTACTAATACAACAACGTATTCAACACCTAGACCTGTTCACGGTTACACAAAGAAGTGTTGTGGCCGTTAATTATAAAGCTTTAAACAGGTACTAAACCAGTTAATCTCTTTATCAATTACAATGGCATCCTTGTACATGCCTTCTGAGATTATAAGAAGGTTATTAGCATTAGTATCTGACTCAAACATTACCTCAAACATCTCTTTAAGAAGCTGAAGATAGTCTCCAGAAAATTCCTGCTCCCTTTCAATAACATACTTACGAAGTTCATGAGGTGTAACCTTACCTCTAATCTTGTCTACTACTTTATTAGCAACCCCTTTAACTTGGTTATCCTTGATCGTTAAAGTTCCCGTATAAGAGAACTTCTGAATATCGTTAATAATACGCCGTAAATCGGGATAACCAGAGCGAACAAGCTCTACTAGCTTAGGTTTCTCGGTGTCAGGAACGGTGATTCCCTCATGTTTAAGTATAGCTACTACTCTGTTCAATACTCCATCAAGAGGAGGTGTTAGATTAAAGATCTGACAGCGAGATTGCAGAGCAGGAATGACCTTGAACAGATAGTTACAAGTAAAGATAAATCTCGTATTATGTGAATACTCTTCAATAACATTACGAAGAGCTTTCTGTGAATCTAAAGTAAGAGCATCACATTCATCAAAGAGTACTATCTTTAACTTACCATCTAAGGATTTCGTAGAAGCAAACCCGATAACTTTAGAACGAATAGTATCAATACCGTTTTCATCAGAGGCATTAATATAAAGATACTGACAGTCTAAGATATCAGTTGCGATAATTTTAGAGAGTGTAGTCTTACCAGTACCCGGATTACCTGCAAACAGAAGATTAGGAATTTCTTCTTTTGACTTTAAAGACTCAAAGTACTGACGCTCTTCGTTAGTAAGAACAATATCTTCGAGCTTTTTAGGCCTATAACGCTCTACGTATAGATTATTAAACATGTATTGATTATACTATCAATGACCGGAACTGCCAAACCCTTTTTCACCTCGTTCAGTTTCATGTACGGTTTCAGACCAGAACGAATCTAAAGTAACAAGAGGATAGAGAACAAATTGTGCAACTCTGTCACCTTTCTTAACTGTGTAATCGTTATCAGAATGATTAAGAATACGAATACCTAAATCCCCTCTATATTGGTTGTCAATAATTCCGTTGAAGGCTTGAAGACCGTATTTAAATTGTAAACCAGAACGAGACTCCACTCTAATCCAAACACCTTGTGGTAAATAAGCTAATTTAAGACCAACCGGTACAGTAGCAGCCCCTCGCGCAGGAATTATCGTATCTTCAACGGCTGTTACATCATAGCCAGAATCTCCTGTAAAAGAGTCTTTATGGTTGCGTTCAGGTAGAACTGCATCAGGATGAGTTTTAAGAAACCTTACTCCTGAATTTGTATTATAACTTAGCATTGTATATGAAAATGTATTATTCATTGATTAATTGACGTCCAGTATACTGACCCTCTTTGATTTCTCCAATTGGTCTTTGACCAGGTCTAACGGCATTAATTTCTAGCCACTGAATTAATTGATCTTGTTTGTCAGCAGGAACAATATAAGTTCCATTAATTGTGTTAACAATAGTTTCCATTTTGATATAATACTATGAAGTTTATAAAAAGCAACTAGCAGCTTAATTAATTTGATGTCAGATTTAGATACTCTTTTAGACGAACTGTCTTCTTTTTCGTTTCCTCAACCTACAACAGCTAAGTCTGTTCCTAGAGGTACCCCGACTCATATTACTGAAGATAATATTAATGAATACATTTTACAAAAGACCGGTACCTTAATTGACGCCGGTCTAGGTGCAGTTAGTGATTTAAAAGACTTTATTGTACAAGGACAGAACCCTGACGAGATAGCCGCTCTTTCTGAACTTATTTCTTCTACAACAAAAGCCATTGAGGCTCTTAATAAAATTAATTTACAGAATAAAAAAGCTAAAACTGATAAAGAGCTTAAAGCTATTGATATTGAAGGTAAGAAAGCTATAGCCGGTTCATTACCTGGAAATGTTACTAATAATACTGTTAATTTAGTAGCTTCTAGAGAAGAGATTTTTAAACAGCTTTTAAATAATGTTCAAGAAGAAACTATAGAAGTAATAGAATCTACTATTGTAGAAGAAAATAGCAATAAATAATCTATATGGCTTTAAACACGGATACCAGTTTTCCCCCTAGCGGTCCAGCACCCTATCGCATACACAGAGATTGGTGTATGGGGGATTCTTTATTTTATATAAATCAAAACAGCACTAATTTCGACTCTCGTATTGAAACAGTATCAAGTCTAGTTTTAGCCGTCTCATCTTACGCTGTAGGCTTATCTGCTAGAAGTACCCCAACTATTAATCTTAACTTCAATAGTCGTAATAACATACTTTCTGCAGAGATAGTTAATAACTCTATTGACACTTTTAAACTTGGAGGCAACATTTTACAAACCGGTAAAGCTTTATTAACATCTGCAAGTTTAAGTGCATTACAAGACGTAACTATTACTACTTTACAAATCAATCAAGCTTTAGTTTGGAACGGAACAAAATGGGTAAATCAGACTGTATCCACAGGGGGCGGTGGTGCGCTCGTAGACGGAGATTACACTGATATAATTGTAGACAGTAGTGGTTCTCGTTTACGTTTAAAGGGCACCGATATAAATCCTGCATATGCTGGTTCTGAAGCTGTACGTACTGAAAATATACGTACTGGAGCTATAACACCTGTAAAGCTCAGCACCGGTCGACCATATTGGTCGAGTACAGGCTTAGTAGGTATAAACAACGAAAGCCCGAACGCGAGACTAACAATTAATACAAGTTTTGGTGGTACAGCTGCTAGTAAATTACTAACCACTAATGTCGGAGATCTTGCTACAACAACGGGCACTATTTCCTCTCTTGCAAGTTTTGGTTTTACTACACCAGGTTTTGGTGAAAGTGTGAGCCTTGGTATTAAAGCTAGAAGACAAGCCGCATCTCCGCAGGATGCCACTACTACAGCTCTCGGTTTAACATTTGATGTTAATGATAATATTGCAGTAAATAATTCCCAAATTTGGTTAACCCAACCAGGTAATATTGGTATAGGTACCCAGGTTCCAAATCAGAGATTGACTGTAGCAGGAAACATCAGTGCGTCAGGTAGTATTTTTGGCACTTCAACAAATACTGCAAATTTAACCGGTGGCACTGCCCAATCAATAGTTTATCAAAGCGCCGCTAATTCAACAGCGTACTTAGCTGCAGGAACCTTAGGGCAACTCTTACAAACTAACGGTACCGGCTCAATTCCCTCTTGGGTAAGCCCGAGTAGTATTACCGTTGGTAATGCAACAAATGCTACCAACGCGACTAATGCTACCAACGCGACTAATGCTACCAACGCGACTAATGCAACAAATGCTACCAACGCGACTAACCTTCTCGGTACTGCTGCTATAGCTAACGGTGGTACAGGGGCAACAACTGTCTCTGCTGCCCGAACTAATTTAGGGCTTGGCACTCTAGCTACACTTTCTACAATCAATAATAGTAATTGGAGTGGTACCGTACTAGCACTAGCTAACGGCGGTACAGGGGCAACAGATGCAGCAACTGCTCGAACTAGTTTAGAACTTAGTACTGGTAATTCCGTACAATTTGGCTCTTTAGGTGTTGGGACTCCAGCATCCGGTACCACCGGTGAAATAAGAGCTAGTAATGATGTAACTGCTTTTTATTCTTCAGATATTAACCTTAAAGAAAATGTAACCCCAATTAAATCTGCATTAAGCAAACTTAAACAGATTACTGGAGTTGAATATGATTGGACAGATGAATATATTCAATCTCGAGGTGGTGAAGATTCATATTTTGTCCGTAAACATGACGTAGGTGTGATAGCTCAAGAAGTACAAAAAATCCTTCCGGAAGTTGTTGCCCGACGCGAAGATGGTATTTTAGCTGTTAAATATGAGAGATTAGTTCCCTTGTTGATAGAAGCAATAAAGGAATTATCTCAAGAAGTACAGGAACTTAAAAGCCAGTTAAAATAATATTTTACTTAATCGGGCAAGCTCCACCCGCACATTCCATACTCTCAATATCACCTTGACCGATATTAATTGAGGTAATTGATTTTACTTTCTCAGAGAGCTTTTTATATTCTTCTTCAGAGATCTCTTCATAAGGTGCTTGTGCAAATCCATGCTCATTGTGAAGCAGGAACGATACAGACTTAATAGATGTCTCGTAGTTATATTCGAGCCAGGCTTTAATCTCTTCTAGCTCTTCTTGTTTATAATACACTGTAACTGATACAGCATTATCTGACCAATAGGTTTGAAGCTTCTTAACTAAGTCAAGCTGCTGAACAGCTGTCATTGATTTAGCTACTACACATTCATTACCTGCAGAACAAGGAAATGAAACTACTACTGTTGAATGATCGTCCTTACCATCAAAACCGCGAACATATTCTACATGATAACCGAGATCTCGGCAGATGTTAACAAGCTTGTCTCCAGACCCCATTCTCACTCTACGAATATAGAACGGTGAATAAGCAGGGTGAACCCCAGGTGTTGAGCCAGCCAACAAGGATAAAGTACCAGAAGGCTTAACTGTTGTTAGCTTAATTGATTCAGGATAGCCTTTATGGTTTGACCACTCTTTATCAAACTTACGAAGAGCTTCATAGGCCTTATCAAGCCATTGAATCTTCTCATCTGAACACTGACAGATGCCGGTAACACCAAGACCTAAGCGCATATTCTTATGAACAATCTTGTTAGTCTCATCGTGAATAAAAGGCATTGCTGCTGTCGCTTTTTGTGTCTTATAAAGCAAAGTTGCACAGTCGGTTAACTCTTCAACAGAAGTAATATTATTAAGATACAACTCAGAAAGATTACAGCACTCATAAGATGTTAGGGAGATCTCAGCACAAGGATTAGTACCTAATACATTGTCTTCGTTTGTAGGATAAAGCTTAGATGATTTCATAGCCCCATCCTTAAGACGACCAAACCTTTGAGATAAAGGAAGATTAAAGAAACCATATGGTTCCCCTTTAGCAAATCCTGTCTCTTTATCTACAATATAACCATTTGTCCAAATCTCACTAGAAATATGAGAGAAGTCATCAGCATAGATTGTATTATTAGACATTGCTCTCCAGTTAGGTATATTACCTAATGACCAGTTCTTAGCTCTAAGATAGAGGTAATCATCTGGATCACCGAGAGCAATTTGAGCTGAACGACGAACATTACCAGCCACAACAATAGAACCAATAATATTACAAATATCAAGAACGTCTGTAGAACGAAGTTTCTTACCTTCTCTCGATTGTAAAATTTTAGAAATCTTTTCAATACCTTCAATAAGAATACCAGGACCAGAAGCCGTGCCTCCAAAACCCGAGATACGCTCGCCCGAACCTCTTACAAGGATAGTAGAGTAACTAAACGATCTACCGGTTACATAATAAGCATCTAAAACTTTACGAAGCAATTCAACCCAACCAGAACGTGAATCAGGTACAATAAAGTCAGCATCTTTAGTGCATTGATGCTCAATAGATACACTCTTTTTAATTTTAGGAAGCTCGTGGATATCTTCTCTGCGAATAGAGAAACCAACACCACCACCAAGCATTAAGTTCTCAAAGATAAAGAGAAACGTCTTTGGGTCGTTAATACTGCAGTACCAGCAGTTAAGCAAAGAGTTAGCACCAAATTTCTTAACTGTTTCAGTACCCAACTGCCAAAGCATTCTCCCAGCAAAGTTACACTTAAGATTAAAAACTAAATCGTACAAACGCTGAGCTTCTTCTGGTGTATAGTCAGCACCAATCTCTTGTGCACCATTAATACAACGGGCTACCGTCTGCCACCACTCCTCAGTGTTGTCTGTACCTTCTATTTTTCTAGCATAGGTTCTTTTATAGACAATATACCCTAAACCATTAAAGCCCCAAGGAACTTCTTTATTAATATATTTCTGTAAAAATTTTTCTGGTAACAGGTCAGAGGTATAGTTTGTAATCATAAATTTGACAAAGAATGTGTGTGAATAATTTAAGCTATTCTACGCCAAAATACTAGTAAATCTACTTAGTATTTTTTCTTTGGCATATTTCCTGCACCCGGCTCTTTATCATTCCACTTTGTCCCGCCAGGGAGCTGTACATTTTTGTTTTGCAGGTTAATATCAAAGTCAGCTTTTTGTTCAGCTTCTACCTTTTCAGGTTTAATATTAATTTTTGATTTACGACGAACCGAATCAGGAACTGGGCCTGTATTAATGCCGTCATCTTGAAGCTCCAATATCTCAATAGGTACTGTCATTGGTGTGCGATACAAGCCAGGAGCATATTCAACAATAACATCAGCATAAATGCTATCAGGAGACTCAGTACCACCACGATAGTTTTGAGTAGTTGTTGGATAAATTGATTTAATTGCGGAAATTCTTAAGTTAAGATCAAAACCTGGATCCATACAGGATTTTACAACATCGATAAAGTTTTGACCTTTACCTTTCATAAAATCTGATTTTAAAGCGTCCTTTTTAAAACGAACACGGTCTCCAATGATAAAACCGCCCTGTTGATAACGCTCTAATAGATTTTCGAATAAGACATCAAATTTAGTTTCCATAATAATTCTGATATTATTTATGCAACTCTTGCTCTAAATAATAGTGTAATATGGCTATTAAGATAAAAGCTTTAAATTCCCTAACAAATCAGTATACAACTGATAACTATGTTTATAAAGACTTGTCTTTAGATTTATCTCGTACTAAAATTTCAACACCCGGCCTTCAGTTACCTACCCCCGGAACTGATATTAAAGCGAGCTTTGATTTAGAAGCTATTAGTAACTCTTTAACAAACCTTTTTAACACATCCCCTGGTCAAAGGTTTTTATTCCCGGGATACGGTTTAAATTTAAAACGGTTTTTATTTTCCCCAATCAATGCTAACAACGGTAAAATAATTGGTACTGCAATATTTAACGGTATTAAAAAATATGAAACCAGGGTTAAACCGCAATTTGTTGATGTTATTGCGTCTCCAGATGAAAATTTATACGAAATTACAATTGTTATTGAGCTACCAATACTTAAACAAACTACCCAATTAAACTTTATTTTTGATTTTAAAAGGCAATCCTTTATATCCCTACCAGTTAAAAATTAATAAATATGACTAATACAAATTATAATAACTTTGATATACCAAAAGGAGGGTATACAGCTTTTGATGCACTATCTTTGCGTCAATTGATTATAAATCGATTAAATGAGCAAGGTACTTTTACTGATCAAAATTATATTGGCTCAAATCTTGCCTCTATTATTGACATTATAGCTTATGCTTATAACACGTTGATTTTTTACCTTAATAGAACTGCTACAGAGTCTTTATTTACTGAAGCCCAATTATATGAAAATATTAATAGAATAGTCAAACTTATAGATTATTCCCCTGTCGGAGCACAAACCTCTACATTAACTTTTACTTGTTCTGCAGACACCTTCACACAAGGTCTATACACTCTTCCACGTTACAGTTTTGTACAAGCAGAAGGTGGTATACCTTTTTCTTTTAATGAAGATATTACCTTTAATAAAACATTTGACAACACCACTGAGTACCTTAAAGAAATAAGCGAACAAAAACTTTTATATCAAGGTATATATCAGGAATACCCAACATATGTAGCTGCTGGGGACGATTACGAAACAATAATTTTAAACCCTGGAGATAATATTATTGATCATTTTAATATCGATATTTACGTTAAACCGGTTTTAACTAATAAATGGGAAATTTTTAGTAAAACATCAAGCTTATATCTCGAAGATGCAACGAGCAAAAAATACGAAATAAGATTGAATCAAAATCAGCGTTATGAAATAAAGTTTGGTAATGGCGTAAATGGCTATAAACTTCAAACCGGGGATCAGATTGGTATATACTATTTACAATCTCTAGGTACACAGGGAGTAGTTACTGCTGGGGCTCTAGCAGTTGGCCCGGGTTATGCAACACCAACAATCTTCAACACTATCCGCTATAATGAAATTGTAGCAGATGTTTTACAAGATCAATATCAAATTGTAACAGAACGTCAAGCATTTAGAATAAAGCTTAAAAATGACTTAGGTTCTACTGAATTTGCTGCTGCAGAAACAATCGAACAAATTCGCGAAAACGCCCCTATAACTTACCGCAGTCAGTATCGTCTAGTTACCGGTAAAGATTATGAAACTTTTATAAAATCAAACTTTGCTAATTTAATTTCAGATATTAAGGTTTATAATAACTCTGAATATATTTTTAACTATCTACAGTATTTTTATAATATAGGTATCACTGAACCTGAAAAAACAACTCGGGCTCTGTTTAATCAAGTACAATTTGCAGATAGCTGCAACTTTAATAATGTTTACTTGGTAGTCGTTCCACGATCTACTACAGATTTAAACTATTTACTACCTGTACAAAAAGAGTTAATTAACTCTGCTCTTCAGGATAATAAGGTTCTTACTTCTGAGACTGTTTTTGTAGACCCTGTTTATATGACTGTAAGTCTCGGTATTGCAAATTCTAATGATTTTAGCCCAGCTATTGACGAATCTTTCTGTATACTAAATGTTGTTAAACAAACCTCTACTCGTAGAAGTGATATTGCTATAAAACAAGACATTATTAATATTATCAGAGATTATTTTACTCAAAAACAAAGTAAAATGGGTCAAATTATTGAAACTCAATTATTAACTCAAAATATTTTAAATGTTGACGGTGTTGCCGATTTTTATACTACACGTACTGATACACCAAGCACTCGTATAAACGGACTGTCACTGTATTGCTGGAACCCTATATATCCAGATAATGATAAAACTGCAACCACTAATAATATACCTCTACTTTCATTTCAATACCCATATTTTTATAATATTAGTAGCCTCACTAATCGTATAGTATTTACAAATTTTAAATAAAACATGGTTACAGCAAACTTTACAGTAACACCATTAACAGGAGATGTGTACGGTACAGAATTTTCTGTAACCAATAATAGCACCGGTAATATACATACATACATTTGGAATTTCGGAGAAGGGGAGTTAATTTACGAAACTAAAAATCCGAAATACATTTATAAAACAAACGGCTCTAAAAATATCTCACTTACATCAATTGATATAAACGGATCAACAGCCACTTATAGCACCACAGTAACAGCAGAATATCTTTACAGAGACTATTTAACTTTTACTCAAATACCGAATACATTTGCTGATCCCGGCCAGCCAACTTCAATACCCTTTAAGTTACAGATTATAAGTTCCCAAATTAGTAAGCCCATGTGTGTGGATCTTTTTGCAGCTAATTCGAAGTCCATACCCTACGATTTTATATCTTCAAGATGGAGTTTTCTAGCCCCGACATGGAAATTTTTAGATAGCAATAAAAAAGTTACAACCACACTACCTGTTCTTTCTTCTCCTATATATAACAATGAAAATCGAATTGTAGCAGTTTCCGGTGAAGCAGAATTTTATTACGTTGATAGTATTAGTAATGGAGATACAGGTCAAGGCACCCCAATCGTTATTACTGCTACTCTACAAACCTCTGGTTTTTTTAACTTTAATGATTCAAAAATATATGAATATCCTAGCTTTAGTAACAATGAAACTGTTAAAGCAGGGTTGTTATGGCAAGTAAATGATCTCACCCCTGACCTCCTTCGTATTACAAGCAACTATCTTGACGTTATACCTAAACAAAAATGGGCTGATATTAAAATACCGTTTATAGTTTCATGTCACGGTAATAGATCATATCGTATACCCGGAGCTAAAGATTCTACAAGTGAAATAATATTTTCGTATCCTGCTAATAACGAAATAGGTAAACAGCAATCTGTGCTAATAAGTCTTAGTGGTATAGAATTTGATAACTATACGATTGACGAAGCCCCACTTTACTTTCAAGCAACAAATGATCAAGAACATCACATAGGTGGTTATATCTTTACAACACTAACAAGCCACACTACCGCTACAAATACCGCTATAGTTGCTCAAACAACTGCATTTAATACAACAGTCTTCAACCCGAATAAATTTGAATACCCGGCTGGTTATGCGCCGAATCCGTTTGTATGGATATCTAACCCTGCACATAAGACACTAAATAAAATAACAGTCATACCATACGCGAATAACAATATAACTGTTGAGTACTTCTTAGATAAAAACATTTTAATTGACGGATTTACTAAAGAAGTAGCTGTACCCGCTCTTTCTACTGACTCAACTTACAATTACACAATGTCAGGTTTTGCAGGCATATTTGGTATGGCAATTGATCCGAGATATTACGAGTTGATATGTGCAGATGCTGAACTTGATTGTTTGCATAAATTTACAACTGATGGTACACTTTTAAGCACTTTACAACTCTCAAGTATCGACGGACTTAACTCAATTAATAACGCCCATACTCCAAGTGATGTATCTCTCGATAGAGATTGTAATATTTGGGTATCCCTTTTTAATTCTATTTCCGTTTTAAAATTTGATAAAGATTTTAATTTGCTTTTTAGTGCTATACCATCTGGATTTAATTACGATGATGTCTTTGATGGGGATTTTGTTTTTAAGCCACCTTATATAGAAACAGATAAAGAAAATAATTGTTGGGCTACATACTCTTCTCCTATGAGCTGTTTTTTAGTAAAATATAGCTCAACTGGCGAATTATTAGCACAAATCGATTTAGAAAAACACTCAGTACCTGCTGATATTACAATTAACCCTCAAAATAATATATGGGTTGCTAAATCATATAATGTTGTTGAAGACGGTGGTAAAATAGATTTATACGATTCTACCACCCTTCAAGTTCTAAGCACTGTTGATAATGTATTTCGTCCAACACATATATCTTTAGACCGGGACAACAATCTTTGGTTTACTTTTGGGGATAGAAAAATAGGATATTTAGATACTACATCTAACACAAAGTATACCTGGGACGTATCAAAAGATGATGTAGACACTAACCCATTTATCACTGAAACGATTATTACCCAAGAAGAAAGAGAAAAAGATCCAACATTAACAGGGCTAGCAGTAGATGTTTATAATCGGGTTTGGGTTTTAGATTCTTTAAACAATAATGTCTGGTTACTATCAGCCACACCGTTTTTTAATGAACAAAGAATTAGAAAGTTTAAAGCAAGACCAAATACCCCTATAGGTTACTATATTGACATTAATAATTTTTCGACCTATACTTTAACAAGTAGCCAGCAAGCACTTTATGCAAACGGAGACTGGACCGGTAATCGCTGGTATCAAAAATATATTACTTTTGATAATCTGTATTCAACACCTATTTCAGGTATTTCAAATACTTTTAATATAGACCCTTTTATAAACAAATATCAGGTCAGTCGTTTAAACAACACCTTTGATATGGCCGGCTATTTACAGTCTTTAGCTTTACCTGAAAATTTGAATAGCGATAACATATTTTTTAAAGATTTTCTTGGAGCTGTTGTAGGTAATAATCAAGACAGTAAGTATCAAGATCTAGGTAAAACAGTCTACGAAAAAACAGCAAATTTTACTGATTACCACGGAGATATTGATACCTGCGGGGTACAACAATTACTTTCCTATGCCGAGCAAACAAAAACCCCTTATATTGATTATGGGACTGAATTACCTGTTGAAATAAAAGATTATTTGGATCTTGCGTCAATACCTAAAGCTAAATTATGGGGGCTACAAGATGAAATACCGTTATTACTTCAAAGCTTAGATGTTGAAGATCAATTAAACACTCAAACTGCTATTATTACTGCTGGTACTAGATTAGCATTACGTAATAAGTTTGATGCTAAATTTACCGTTATACAGGTACCTCCAATGAGTACCACTCTTGTTTATCCTCTATCGGAGTTTCTTGGTTATGGGTTAGAACAACCAGTAATTGTAAAATATGATTTTTTTAATTTTATACCCAAATATACAGGGGAATTTATAGAAAATCAAATAAACTGGAACGACCCGCAAACAACACTTTCTCGTAACTTATCAACTTTTGAAGATTGGTACGGAGATAACGGAGCCATAGAAAATTCGTTTAATTATATATTAACTAAAAGAATTTTTAGTTAAATAATTACAGTGAATACAATCGGGAACAGTTACAATCTTATTCCTATATCTGAAGTATCAGATAATGATAAACCCTTATCGTTTCAAATTTGGAAAAATAGCTTCGAAATTATACTGCCCGAACAAGCCTATATCCAATACAATGATTATCTTCTTAACTGGTATAAAAATAAAAAAGCTACAAGCAACGATTTAACAATTCAAACCAAAATAAATTTTTTAAATTTGTTAAAACAAATACAAATTTATTTCACTGAAGAAGAAAAAGAAAACTGGTATTCAGGTATTGATATTGATAATGAAAAAGAGGTTTTATTAGCAATACCCTACTTTGCCCGTAAATTAAAAAATATATCTCTATATTATTTACAATTAAGAGAGCAAATAAAAAGATCAAAAATAAAATATAATCTAGCAGGATCTAATAGAAGTGTTGTAAAACAAATTCAAAATATTATTTTACAAGACTATACTAAAAAAGATGATGCTGTAATATCTTTACCGAGCACCCTTTGGACCCATATACCACAGCTAAGTTCAATTAAAAATAATATTGTAATAGAAGTTGAAGAGTTATATGACACCGCTTCATACTTTGATCGATCTTTAAATCTGCCTGCTTCTGCTTATTTTCCTATAGATACAGAAACTGAAAAATACTTTTTAACAAAAGGAATTAATCTAACAGGTATCGATTGGGTTTACCGTTTAGGTACATTCACAGTATCAGCACTATACGATGCTAGCTTACAAGGTACAACGGATCCGAATTTATCTGGTTTGTATATTGAGTTAGCTGAAAAATATCTCGGTAGTAGTTTCTATTCTACATTCGTTATTAATTCAAGTTCTAAAAACGATTTTTATACAATTAATATACAACCAGGTAATAACTTTTTTTATTACCCCTCTGGTCCTTATAAATTAAATGTTAACGGCCTGCCACGTTATAAACCTGTACCACTCAGTGCTACAAGTTTACAAACTTTTGGAACTGCCGGGTCGAGTTTAGAACTTGCTGATACAATTTTTGTTAAGACTAAAAAAGGAACTGAAGGAGCGTGGTTTAGAAAAAAAGTGCTCGATGTAGCGGACCTTAACATGAAGGCTACAATTGAAGGTAATTCTTCTACAATATTTCGCTTTCCATACCCCGGGTATGGCATATCTGCGGAAGATATAGAATGGACCGGTTATAGTGCTATAACAGACCCGCGTTATTTTTATCTTGATGATGCTACTAAAAAATTAATTGAAGAGGTTTATTGGAACTCTTCTTTCTCCCTTTCAGGGGTAGTACCTTTATCTATCAATTCAACATCCCTTATTAATAATGCTGCTTATCCGAGTACTGACTTTAATGCTGCAGACAAAATTAGAATCTGGTCTACCCCGCCACAGTTTAGAGACTCAAGCTATAACGGAGAAGTTAAAGAGGCTTGGCTTTATAAGTTTTTAAAAACTAATATTTCTGTAGGCACAGAAACAGATAATACTATCATTTGGCCATACTATAAAATAAATGATCCAAAAGATACTAACTATGTTTTCCCTGACCTGCCAAATAATGTATGTCTGTCTCAAACCCTTTCAAACCTCTCACTACCATTTGCTACTGGTTCAGATAATTTATCTTCTGCTGATGTAATTTATAAAATAAACAATTACCAAGATACAAAAAAACAAGCGGTTGAATGCGCTTGGCTATCTGCTACAAACTACTCCTATCCGGAATCATTTACATATGGTCCAAAACAAACACATTTCAGTGCAATATTTAAACCCGGAACATATACATCATTTATTTGGGACTATAATGATAGAACCGATATTAACACTATTATAAATGGTAGTGTACCTCATACCCCGGATTGTAAATTTATTACGACTCCAAATACCACATATAAGGACCATAAACTGTGCACTTGTAATCAGGTATATTTTGCACCTTTTGGTCAACCGGGAGATAGTTTTTATGCTTATAATGGCTTGTGTGATTTTATTGTTGAAGATATAGATTATATACCAAAAACTACAATAGATATAAGCAGTTGGAAGGATGAAAACGGGCTTTCATTTTTTGAAAGCCCGGCAGCATGCTGGTTTAAAACAGAAAAAAACGTTGGCTGGGGGTTAGGTACCTGGTACTCTGGAGCTACTGCTACCGGTAATACCTTTTATTTACAGCGCGGTAAAAGATACACGTACTACCGTGCCAACGTCCGTGATAAAAATATTGAAACAGATAACTTCCCTGAACTAGTAGTAAGACAAATCACAACTGAAAATAAAAAAGGTGTTTGGATGGGTGCAATGAAGGACAGTCAAGATAATTGGGTATCAACTAATATACCTACAACAATGTCTATCAACTCAAACGACCTTTTAATATACTCACGAGCAGGGTCAACATATTATAATACAACAGGAACATACATACAGGAGCAAATATTTACCGAAAACCGTGGCAGCATTTGGTCTAATTATGATTACTTAACAGTTAATAGCCCAAATGCTGTGGTTACTATTAGTTACCCGCTTTTATTTTCCAGAAATTTACCACTAACAGCAGCTAATATTAAAGACCCGTATAAACAATACCCTAGCTTGCCATCAGCGGCTATACAAAGAATTCTTAGATGGGAAATTACTGACCCTAATAATAATATTGAAACGTATCTTGATCAACCTATTGCAACATTTATACCCGGAATTACCGGTCTCTACACTGTAAAATTAACTGCTGTTACTGCTTCTCAGGATTTATTATTTACCCCAGCAGCTACCGGTTGTTATTATTTCACTAACATACCCCCTATTACTTGTATTCCAGACACTGTAGAGGTACCAAGTTTATCAACATTTTATTTACCCGTACCAGGCTTTGTACTCGAAACAGATCTTAAAGGATGGAACTATACTACAAACACTCCCACAACATTCTTAAACGATGTTACGAGTAGTAATATAGGAGCTGTACCTGTTTGGGTAAAAAGTAATTTAAATAAAACAGCTGACACTGAATATAAAACCGTTGAAAGCTGGAGTCCTGCTTTAAGCTTTTTTGATAAATATAACCCCGTCACTTTTTATGAAATTTCAGATATTGTATTAAAGGGAGGGGAATATGTAGAGTATAAACGTAAGCCGCAAACCCGTATGGTTTGGAATCAAAATGTTACCATTAATAATATTACCAATGTAAATCAATGGTGTAAGCTTGAAACAAACTTAAACAGCACCCCTACTACATACAACCCCAGCAATAATTTAATTTCAAAACCAACTACAGAACCTTCTACTATCTTGTTACAAAATGTAGTAGAGAATGAACCTGTTGAAGTATATTACAATGCTTTAAATTTCTTTACATGGAGTATAAGTGCTGAACCACAAATTTCAGAAATAATCTATTCCGCCCCTGTTTCGTCAATTGCTATAACAAGTAGAGACCCGTGGTCAACATTAACAAATCAGTTTTATCCGACTGTAGCTCATTTACCAACATTTGATGCTCTTTATAATACAAAACAAATAGGTGCCTATTTTAAACCTGCTAATTTAGGGCTTTTAACATATATTGATAAAGATTATTCTTTTGAATTAGCGTTAAGTTCTATAAAAACAACAGATATATATAACTTACCAGTACGTAAAATAGGCAATAGAGGACTAACAAAGGAAAATCAATTTTCACCCTATACTATATCTGTTGAAGATAATACGTGGTTAAAAGAACCTTACACTACAGGTTCCTTAGCTGGTACGATTAAAAAAGATATTTTTAAACAATATCAAAAATTTATACCGTATCAATCAACATACGAAACTAACCCATTAACTCGTATTGGTTTAATTACACCTGTAAGTCGACAACACCCTTGGGGCGGGCCTCAAGACATTAATTGGGCTGATCCAGTTAATCGTCCTATCAATTTTACAGGAGAAATTAGCGTTAGTCACTGGGTAAAAGATCAAATTCTTAAAAATACAACTCTTCTTCTTGACAACTGGTGCACAGATGTGTATGGTAATCAATACGGCCTCTACAAAGATATAAAAGAGGTTCCATCCAGTCAAAGAATTACAGTACCCGGTCAAATTTGGATTAGAAAGAATTCTCAGCAAACTGAACCAGGATATAACGCCTTACTCGACGTTTTTGACACTTATAAAACAATAAGTCTATACAACGAGTTAACTGGCACCGGTGTACGCAAAATAGACACCTTTTACGATACCTTGTATATAGAGACTAGTGGAGCAATAATTTTTGAAAAAATAAACTATGATTATAGTCAAGCTGGTATTTTCAGTATTGCTGATTCCGCCCGTGGTATCTCTTTAGCAGTTCCTGCTCAAAATAATCTTAACCGAGAATTTACAAACACCTTACCAAATAACCCTAACTACGCAAAGGTTGGAGACACTTGGTTTTTTGCAAAAGAAAAAACAATTATAATAAGTGTAGTTGAAATGCAGGGTAGTAGTATTGTACCCTATCTTTACTCTTACGACATAAGTAGAAATATTCTTAAAAAAGCATTTTCTATACCATCAAACACTCAAACATTTAACAGTTTAAGTGCTATAGAAATTTCACGACCAGTTCTATCCTATAGCTCCACAAAAAAACAATTCTTATATACTTTTACAGCTAAAAATAACACTAATAAAGATACTATTATATCGATTTATATCAATAATGAACCGGAATTAACGGTTGAAGATATAAAAATATACACTCCACAACTTGAAGAAAGCCTACCACCGGCTATACTTTCTGATCTCAATGTAACCCTACCTGTTAGTGCTAGTTACACTCAACAACTATTAGTAACCCCAAATAATTGTACATTTGAATCAATTAATTTTCCTGAATGGGCGTCCCTAACAAGTACTGGACTTTTTACTTGTCTTACACCAACTACACCTCAAAGCTTTAATCTGTCATTTAGTGTAACAAATGATGCCGGTCCAATATATTCATCTTTAAATATTACCACATTATTAAGATCGAATCTTATACGCATAAATAATAATAACCTTATTCGTATAAATGGACAAAATTTAATTAGAGTAGGAGTTAAATAAATATATGGCCGACAATAGCTTTTTAGATTTTAACCTTAAAACTCCAGATACAGCAGACTTTTTAGTAGGATATAATGCCGACGGTTCTACTGAATATAAAACTAATGTATCCCAAGTACTTTCTTTAGCTTCAGCTTATACACTTTCCGGTAATTCTGTTAACTGGAATACTGCATTTAATAGATCTACCGTCTTTAGTTCTGTTTCTAGCCGGTATGACAGTTCATCAACAGTTGTAGAATCTAATTCTGCTAACTGGAATAGAGCAGCTAATGTTGCAACTATAGTACAAAATAGTTCTGCTTCTTGGGAAGAGTCCGCTGATATTCTTCCTACAGTTACTAGATACCTTTCTACTTCAAATGTAACAATGAGTTCTATTACATTTAATGGCTCATTTATAGGCGCTACTTCAGCTACTGCAATTGGCATTGGGTCTTTAAGCGCTCGAACATTTACTCTTGTTCACGATCCTGCTAATGATGGTGTTGACCCTATTTTTGATATCGGTGAAACTCGAACGGGATCTTTTTCTGGTTTTAGAATTCGTTATGAAGAACCTACTAATAGATTTATTGGTTCAAGTAGAACTGGTACAACAACTCTCACTTCCTTTATAATCAACACCGCTACAGGTCAAGTAGGTATTTCCGGTCTTCCCTTAACCGGTCAAGCTTTAACTGTTATCGGTAATATTTCAGCAGCTGTTATTAATACCCCTGGTGGTACTTCCGATCTTTGGAATGCAGCTTCAAGCTTGGTTCGCGCGAATTCTGCTTCCTGGGAAGAGTCCTCTGATATTATTCCCACCGTTACTAACTATCTTTCAACTTCAAATGTAGCTATTAGTTCATTAAGAGTTACTAACTATCAAGTTTCTGCTACTACAAGTTCAAATATTATATTTACCGATACAGATTCCGGTAGAGCATTTAACTTCAATACAACAACAACACCTGCCATCACGGCTCAGTTTCCAGGAAGCTTATTAAACGGGTTTAACGTTTCAATTGTTAATGTTGGTACTGGATCAATATATCTATCAGCTGGCTCACCTCTTAATGCTTCAGGGACTGAAAACAATACACCTTACTCCGGAATGTTCATTTATAAAACAAACAATGAACTCTTCGGTGTAGGAGTTTTCGTCTAATGTTTAATAATTTTATAGCATTTTCTCAACAGCAAGCTTCTCTCTCCGGTCTTAGATCAGAGAAGCCAACATTTTATCGAGATTTTACTTTAGATCCTCAACTCAATGGCCCGATATCTGTTGGAGCTCTTCCTTCTTTAACTAGAATTGGCCCGGATATTTCTTTTACTAGAAGTACTTCGGCAACTTACATTGACCGGAACGGCAATATAGCTCTGGCAAATATCAATGAACCGAGATTTGAATGGAGTGATCATAGAACTAATCTTCTTTCAGCTTCTAATGATATTAATTCAAGTGCTTGGGTTGGGTATGGTACAAAATCTCCAGATTGGCGGCAAGATACTGTCGGACCAGATGGCGTTGCTAATTCAGCATGGTCTATACCATTATCTTCTAGTATATATATTTCCCCTACATTTGCCCGAAACGGGATCATACAAGTAATACCACCATTACTATCAGGTACTCCTATAACGGTTTCTGCTTGGGTTAAAGCTGATGATACATCAGCTTTCGCAGTTTCGCTAGGTACATCCGACGGGTTTAATCCTGATATTAAAAATCAATTAACAACAAACTGGAAAAGATTTACCTATTCAACATATTATAATCCTGGCGCACCTAACGGGCCAAGAGGTACTCAATTTGTAGTAGTTTCTGGCACTGGTAGTAATCCAAACTCTAAAGTTTATGTTTACGGCTTTCAATGCGAAATAGGTACTACAGCCACCTCTTATATCTCAACTGGTTCCCAGCCTGTTACTGTCTCTACACCAAAAGGGCTTTTAATTGAAGAACAAAGAACTAATCTTATACCCCAAAATGACTTAACCCATCCCTCCCAATGGTCAAGATCAACCTCACTTAGTAGTACACGTGGTTCAGGCATTGCGGGGTTAAGCTCTTTTGTAATTACAACTCAATCAGAAGTAATAGGCTATACATCTATTACCACATCTTTCACATTGATGACAACTGGGACTTATAATTGTTCTTTTTATGCAACAAATGTTCCGCAATCTACTGCTGCAGCTGTAGCTAGAATTGCTTGGGTGACTAATACAGACCCAGTTTCAACTTACCACACTGGAATTTATTACAGACCAGATACCCTTCAATATCTCGGTCCTTATGCTACAATTTCTAATAGTGTACAAAATGTAAGTGCCGCTGATTTTAAAACGTATAAAAGATTTTCTTTTAACACCACATTTAGTAGCTTTCCTTTAAGTTATGCATATTTTCAAATATACCCAGCTCATGGTATTGGCGGACCAGCTTTAACAGGTACTTGTGAAGTAGCCGGTATTCAAGTTGAACAAGGCACTACCCCAACATCTTATATTCCTACAGCTGGTACTCAGGTTACAAAAGCTGCAGATAATGCTACTATATCTGGTAGTAGTTTTACAAATTTGTATAATAAAAAAGAAGGAACACTATTTGTTGAAGGGGTGGTTAAAAGCCCCGTTAGTACGCCATGGCTCGCTGTAATTAATGATAATAGTACTGTAAATCATTTTGGTATATATACCCGGATTGGTACAACTAGTTATGTTGGCACTCAATTTCAAGTTAATAGTGTTCCATCTCCAATACTACGATCAACACAAGTCAATCTTTTAAATGAAAATATTGTAAGAGCGGGTACTAGTTATAATACAACCTCAGCAACGCTTTTTGTTAATAATGCTAATATAGGTACTACTTCTATTGATATACCTAAAGTATTAACTTTACATTTAGGTAAAATAGATAATTTTGGTTATATAAACGGCTATATCCGTAAAGTTGGTTACTGGCCTAAACGTCTTTCAAATACTTCTTTAAGAGCTTTGACCTTATCAAGTCTAGGTTTTGCTAAATATTTTGCCGAAGATGCTTCCCTCTATACTGGCACAGGGCCTGGGGTAGAAGTTTATAGAAATTCTCAAGCTACATATTTTGACTCAAATGGTGTTTTAAGAATTGCCGGAGCCAATAAGCCAAGATTTAACTATGACCCGGTTACTAAAGTTTGTCAGGGGTTGTTGGTTGAGGAGGCTCGGACGAATAGCATCCGCAACTCGCAGGCTGGTGGGGCTGTAGCTGGGACGCCCGGGACGCCTCCTACAAACTGGAACTTTACTTCAACAACCAACGGCGTTACGCGACAAATTGTCGGCGCTGGGACAGACAATGGGCTGTCTTACATTGATGTCCGCTATCACGGCACCCCAACGGCGACAGGCTTTGTTACGCTACCCTTTGAAACGGCAACACAAGTTGTAGCCGCCGATGCACAGACTTGGACAAACTCTGCCTATGTAAAACTTGAAGCTGGCGCATTTACTAATGCGACATACGGAATAGGCGTTCAGGGGGGCACGGCTGGCGGCTCTTCGGTTGCGGGGCAATCTACCGCAAACACCACGCTTCCAACCGGCGACCCGCTAATTAGCCAAAGACGTTCGGCAACGCGCACAATGTCCAGCGCATCAGTCGAAAGAGTGTTTCCGTATTTGTTCATTGGCTACACCTCCGGCAACCCCATCAACCTAACCCTCCGCATCGCTGCTCCGCAGTTAGAGCAAGGCTCTTTCCCAACATCTTATATTCCTACAACTAATGCAGCTGTAACAAGAGCTGAAGATATTATACAGGTTAACAGTAACTCTTTTGATTCTTTCTATAACCCAGAACAAGGAACATTTTACACAAGAGCTGTTCCTTTATCAGGTGCACAGACGGCAGCCGTTCTTGATATTGGCGACACTTATAATTCAATTCACGGTATTTGGAAGTCTGGTCCAGGCGGTGACGGATCTGTAGGCACTCAATGGAATGCATTTACAGATAGCTATTTCCTTTCAGCTGGTGCTCAATACACCCCTCTTACAGCAAACTTTACAAGCAATTTAAATGCTGCTAATTCAGCTTCTTATATAGCTTACTCATATGGCCCGAGTACTTTTGCAGCTAGTGTTAGTAGCTCCCTCATGACTCAGTCAACAGCTGTATCAGCATTACCGTCACTTGAAGGTTTTAGCTATTTTAACGGACATATTCAGTCTATTGAATATTATAACACCCAATTAACCAACCAACAATTAACAGCACTAAGTAACTAATATGTCAGATTACGGTATTAATATAGGTTCTAGAAGATCGAGGAATGTCATTACACCGACATTTAGTAGAGACTTTGTAACCAATAATACTCTCAATCATGGAGTAGGACCTAATATAACATTTACTAGAGCTTCTTCAGCTACTGTGTTCACTTCTACAGGCATTCTTTCTACAGTACCTAATGATGTTCCGAGATTTGAATACGGAGATTTTAGGACGAATTATAGAACTTTTAGTCAAGACTTTGATCAATGGAGTCCAAATCAATTAACAGTTACAGCAAATAATACAACAGATCCGATTGGCACTTCAACAGCTGATAGAGTTATTGAAAACACTGATCCTAACACTTTTCATGTAGTATCTCGATCTATAACAATCCCGTTTGCAGGGCCATTTACATACTCGGTTTTTGTTAAACCTAACGGGCGTAATAGCATTTATGTAGAGCTTTATAACGACCCTTCTGTAAGTGGTCCTTTTGGTTTAGGTACAAGATATTCATATTTTAATTTGACAGGTAATGGCAGTATATTCACAACTTTAGGTAATATAACCCCCTCCATATCAGCTTTAAGCAACGGATGGTACCGGTGCTCAATAACCTCAACAGCTTTAAGCTCTAGTAATACTTTAACTGTTGTTGGACTTGCTTCAAGTAACAGTTCCACCTTTGCTGGAAGCTATACAGGGGATGGTTCTTCAGGAGTCTTTTTATGGGGTGCTCAAGTTGAGACAGGTCTATCGGCCACAAGCTACATCCCTACAACTACAACAGCAGTTACTACCGGGGTACCTAGAGGGCTTTTAATTGAAGAGTCTAGAACTAATAGTATATATAATTCTCAAGCTATAGGTGCTATTGTCGGTGCACCAGGAACTATGCCAATTTTTGGTTGGGATACTAGTGGTCCGAGCGGCATTAACCGAGAAATTGTAAATACAGGAACACTAAATGGGTTTTCTTACATAGATATAAAGTTTAGTGGTACGTGTACGCAAATTGGGTCTAACAATATTGCTGTTAGATTTAATTCTACTACTCAATTATCAGCACTTCCTAACCAAACTTGGACAGGTTCTTGCTACGTGGGGGTGCTTTCCGGATCAACTGCTAATATATCTAATCTTTGGCTCTCTACTGTAGAAAGAGATTCCGCGGGGACATTTTTACAACGAACTCAATCTAATAATATAAGCGGTGTTGAGTTAAAAAGATATACCGCAACAAGAACTTTAATAGAACCAACAGCATCTTTTGTTAATTCTCAAATTGAATTAATAGGTATAGATAATGGTGATGTAATTGATATAACTCTTCGTATCGCTGCCCCACAGCTTGAACAAGGAACATTTCCGACTTCTTATATTCCTACAGCTGGTTTGTCGGCTACGAGATCTGCAGATTTTGCTTATGTAAATACAGTCGATTCGTTTTATAATCAAGAACAAGGAACATTATTTGCAGAAATTTATAAAGTTAATTCACCAAGCGATTGGAAAATAGTTTCATTTACCAATTCTTCTAATACAACTAATAATATTACTTTGCAAAGTTATGCAGATGCTCACGGTTTTACAGTATGGAATAACGGTGTATCAACTACTCTTAATTTTACAAACAATAGTCAGCTTAATACAATATATGAAATGATAGGTACCTATAAACTAGGTAATACTCAAGCTGCTCAAAATTCTATTTTAACAACGCTCAATACTACAAGAATTCCTCCCTATAATATAAACCGCCTGTCCCTTGGCTCATTAAATGGCTCACAATTTTATCTTAACAATTATCTCCGCAAAATCACTTACTGGCCTACAAGACTTTCAAACAATAGATTAAGACTTATAACCTCTTAAATAATTTTATGCTACAATACAAATATTATAAATTTCCTAGTAAAGACCTGGTACCGCCTCTTGATGAATGGCCAGAGGGTGTTAGCGTCAGTGAAGTAGGTCAGATAGTAGATCAGCCCGGAACTTATGATGAAGAAGGTAACCAATTAACAGCTCCTACTTTTATAGAAGGATGGCATGTAAATGTAGTACATCAAAACGAACCAGACCTATCTTTTGTAGAACAGTTTAGAATAGAAGTGAATACACCGGTACAGATATGGCTTGGACAGCAGGTATAACTTAGATTAACATACATGACAACGGATTTTTATATAATATCAGGAAGCACTGTACCTGAAAGTTATTCTTGGGATATTGGAAATCCTCTTGAAACTACTCCTACCTATACCGTTGCTGATAGCACTACTGAATACATTTCTGGGTATGCTCCAGGTGTAAAAGTTATTTTTAAAACAAATATAACAGATTTAGTTTATGCAGGATTCGCAAATGTATCAGCAACATATATTTGGAATTTTGGAGACTATTATAATTCTGTTAACAATGTTGCAGTGTTGCCTTGCCAAGAGGTTATTGAACACACTTACATTTTACCAGGAAAATACAATGTATCTTTAACAAACATTCAATCAAAAGAAAATCAACCTTTAGAGGATGAAGACGACTTATGTATTAGTAGATATAAGATAGGTTGGTACTGGGACAATCTTACATGTGATAGCTTAAGAAAAACTACATGGAACGAAACAATGTGTGTTCCGCCAGCTACAGCAGTTAATAGACGACCTAAATGGTGGTCAGAAGAGGACACATGTTTTCAAAAATTTTGTAAAGTTTGGAACTGGAGAGATTTGAGTTTAAAAGGCAAGAATCCCGTCTATTGGTTTCAAACTTATAGATATGGTGATTTTTACAAGCGCTGGGATTATGAAGTTAACGATTATATTTGCGATTTAGGAGAAATAGCTAAAGCTACAATTGACACAACTGAACAAACAGCATTAAAAACTTTTATAGTTGAAGTTAAAGAGCTCATGCCTGTCGCAGCTATTCATAACGATACACTGCCACTCACAGGCTACTCCCCGCTTACATACAAACTATCACCGAAAAATACCAAAACCGGAAGCTTCCCAATAGATAGAATTGATTGGAACCCAGGTGACGGAACTTCAATCAAAACCGTAACAAGATACACAACACCAGATAGTAAATATTTCACTTACAATAACACCTATTTCAGTGACCCATTAGATCCAAGAAATTATGATTTCACGTATACACTGCATCGTAATGCTGATACATACCCTGTATTTTATCCGTCATTAACTTGTTATAGTGCTAGTACTAATTCATTTGATAGTTGTTCTATAGTTGTTGGACCTATTTTATTAGAACCTCAAACACAAAATATTCAGCTACTAAAAGCTAAAAATACAACAAAAGGAGATTTTTACGGAATAGAAATAAATAAAAATCTTACCGTACTAACAACATTAACAAGTACAGAGTCATCAAAAGCTGTTACACCCACAAAACCGTCAGCACCTATTAAACAAATAGTAGAGAATATCCCTGCTATTTATTTCGGTAATACCGGAGAAAACTACCCACCTACCTTTGTACCCGGTTGTACTTATATTCCATCAGAGCCAAACCTTATATACTTAGTTAAAGAAGAAGATGGTGAAACAGCTATAACACTGGAAGACACAACTTTACTCTATAAATAATAACAATAAGTATTCTAATATATGATTTCCGGTACTAAAATATCCCAATTACCCGTTATTACAACCTTCCAAGATACGGACTACGTACCGGTCCAACGCGGTAGTACAACAAACAGAGCTTCCGGGTTAACATTAACCAATACAGCTCTTTGTGCTGTTAAACAAGCATACCCAATAACTTATAGTTCTAACACATTCACACTTTCAAGTCAAAATATTATCTCACTAGTAGGTAATCAGGTTAATATTCAAACAAATGTTTTAAGTTCAACAGGACCTCAAATTATAGATGTTAATAGTTTGTCTACCGCTTTAAGAATTACACAGACAGGTTCTGGTAATGCCCTTGTCGTTGAAGATAGTGCAAACCCAGATAGTACGCCCTTCACTATTACATCTGCCGGAAATGTTGGTGTCGGTACACCTACACCAACAAATAAACTTCATATACATAATACTGCTTCTACTAATGCTACAAGCGCACATATAAAACTAACGCAAACTACAAATTCGAACGAGTCATATATTGCTTCTGATTCTACTGGATTTACTCGTATCGGTGGAGTAGCAGGTATTGGTTTAGTAGCTACACCGATCGGGGAGGTTGTTAGTGTTTTAAGTGCAGGTAAAGTTGGTATTAATACAACTACACCAAATGAGGTATTAACAGTTTCAGGTAATATCTCAGCCACGAATAATATTTTAGCAAGTATTGTTTATGCCAATCTTTCAGGTAATGCTGAAACTTCATCCCGTTGGAACACTGTCAGAGGTATTGCCTTGAGTGGTGAAATTTACGGAAATACTTCTATCGATGGCACGCAAGACATTACTATATATACAACCCTTTCTACAGGCGTTGTTACAGATAATAATATTTCTAATAGTGCAAATATTTCTGATACAAAGTTAGCACAAATTGTATCTCAAGGAAAGGTTTCTACTACAGCTATTGATACCACGGGTTCTATATCAGGTCAGGTACTTATAAGTACAGGTTCTGCATCTGTTTGGCAGAGTTTAAGCTCTACAGAGTTTTCTATTCTATCTGGAACTATAACTAACCCTATGTTAGGTAACGAAATAGTTACTGAGGAAAAAATAGCTGATAATGCCATAACAACAGTTAAGCTTTCTTCTGACTCTGTTACAACATCTAAAATAGTAGATAGTGCAATAACCACCACAAAAATATTAGACGGTGCCGTTACTTTACAGAAAACCACAGCCTATGCTGCAGCAATCCCAAATACACTTGTTAATAGAGACTCAGCAGGTAATTTATCAGCTATTGAAGTAACTGCAAATCTTAAAGGTAATTCAAGTACAGCTTCAAAATTACAAAACGCCAAAGTTTTACAGCTCACCGGTGATGCAATAGGTCAAGTAGCTTTTGATGGTAGTGAAAACGTTACAATGGAAGTTACTAATACGGTCCTAACACTACCACCACCTTGGGTAGTTTATACTACAGTATTTAATAATCTAACTGGTACCTATACACAAGGCACAAGTACAACCGAAAGCGATCAAATTATTGTAACAGTGCAAGAATTAAGTGGGATGAGAATTGGTGATAAGTTTTGCGAATTTCAACAAGATAGCAGCGCCACTATTAGTATTGTATTAACAAGCTTTAGCGAGGATTTAAATACCTTTTTAGAGTATAATTTGCTTACCGGCACACCTCTTACAGCTACATTTTCAAATGAACAAGCTATTACAGGTACATATACATCTCTACCTAGCGGTTCATATATAGTTTTAGATCGATTACTGGAATTCCCTACACCAGCAACTGCTACAATATATATCTCCAGTAGTATTGTACAGTATGCATCTGGTAATGTAAATATTAAATTTGATGAACTTTTCTTTAATTCAACACATAAACTCGAGACAGGGCATATAGTTAATGCTCAATTTTTAACAGGGGTACCTTTAGGAAGCGGGTCGTATGTAGCGCAGCCATCTGGTTTGTATGTTATTCAAAGTATACCTAATAACGTAACAAGTTATACTTTAAGCACTAATACCTTACAATCGGTTAGCGGAAACGTGATTCTACGTTTTTGTCGTGTAGATGATAACTTTAAGATACCTAGAGTTACATATGTTGATACAGGTACCCATATATTAAACTTTGAGACCGGGTTTATAAACCCTGTATACTACGGTTTTGCAGGTACAGCCATATTACCACCATCCTTATCTGGACAACCCTACACTGCAACAATACAGAGGGATATAAGGCTTGATGTTCAAGATGATAAAAATCTCGGTATTAGAACTATTTTAAATGATGGTTCATTACAGTTTTACGATTTTTATAGGAATAATATTATTTGTTTCGGTAATCAAAATTAAATACCTAATAAGTAATATAGGGTATGTCAAATATTGTATATAAGTCATTATCGGCTTTAAAACCTATAAATTTAAATTATAGTTATAATAGCACAGAGCCTTTGCTAAAACAGCAAATAACTTACGACACAGGTCTTAATACACTAGTTTTAGAGGGTACAAATCAATTTCAAGATGTATCGTTTAATAACGATACATGTTTAGTACTAACTTCTTCATTAAACTTAAGTGCGTTTTTTACTACAAAATTATTTGAAAACAACTTTTTCGGTTCTGTTATATTGAGAGATCGTAACTCTGATATAAGTTACGTCTCTTACAATCCGTTTTTAAATTCTTTATATCTTTCTCCATCTGCTAGTCAAATATATATACAACCAGTCTCAGGCACCAACGAGGTCGAACTTAAGGTTGAAAAAAAATATATTCAAGTTAAAGAAAACTACCCGTACGAAATAATTCTAAATGATAAAACATTAGATCCCGAAAGTATATATAGGCAGAGATTTATTATTAATATTCAAAATAACACAATTTCTTTAAAGACTAAAACAGATTCAGGTTACCGGTATTTAGGTTTTTGTACTGATGGCGTGCTTCGTGCCACTGGCACAATTTTAAATAACACTATTTTGAATGATTATATTTTTAATGTTGAGTATGTAGCAGTTAACACCGGGGTTTACGGATTTATTCCGGTTAATGATTATCTAACTTATTATTTTGATTTTGAAAGTGGTGCTAATAATAAAAATTTAATAGTTAATAAAAAAGTTGATAATAACCCAAATAACTTTTTGTTAAGTTTTACATTTGAAGATATTAATAACAATAATACAAATATAAATATAGCTAATCTTAAAAATGTAGTAACCCCAGGTGGAGGCTTACCAACAATTAACAATAGTTATACAAAAACTGTTTCTGCAACAAACTAATATGTCCCATATTGAATCTCATATAACACAAAGAGAGTATTATAAAATTTTTGCTGGAACTAACCAAGAGCAAAATAATGAAAAACTACATTTAGGTTATGAGGCTTCAACTACCGAAGTTACTTTAAAAAAAGATCAAACAACATTTTTTCACGTTCCTTTTTTTGCTGAAACACAACACATTCAAGATAGTGATCTTATAGGTGCCGGCGCAATTCCCGGGCCCATACCTGCTGGAGCCGATAAAATATTTAAAAAATTAGGAGACTATAGTAATAGCACCCCATGGGGCAATACAACCCAAAGACAAGATGGCACTTGGCTTTGTTCATGGCTTTATGCTGTATCATCAGAATCGCCTAAATGGCTTGACCGGTATTATAATCCTGGTAATTTATCATACCAAGAAGCTTTATCACAAGGAATAAATCTTTTAACATATCAAAAACATGACCCTATTTACTATGACGTTCCGTCTACTTTAACATTAGAATCAGGTGTTTGGTATCAATACTTTCATCAAGGTGAAAAAACAGCGGCAGAATTTATAAAAACTTTTGCAGGTAATGACAGCTCCCGTCTTCGTTTAGAAATTGATGATTGGGGTGCTACCCCGCTTGATAAATCGATTTACAATAATAGTGCTATTATAGAGAATTTTTCATCAAATTGGGTATATAAAGAACTAACCCCCGGATATATTGATCGTAATATTCTATCTTTTGACAATAATGATTTTATAAACTGCCAAATACCGCACGATAACAGTTATAATTTAAAAAATGAATTTTCAATAGCATTTTGGGTTAAAAGTAAAGATTGGTCAGAGTCTCCAAGTACTCAGCTCGTAGGTAATCTTAATCGAGGGGGGTATAGTTTATTTTTTGATGATTTAAAATATTACCCTTTCTTTGTAGTTTCTGAAACTACCTACGGACACTTCTTTCTATTCAATCAAGAAAGTCAAATATATAACGAAAAAAATTCTCAAGTCATTTTAGGTCAGCCAATTAACTTCTTTAATGTTCATATTAATGGTGAAAGTGAGTTGATTGGCGTCGAAGGTCAATCAGGTAATAATCTACAAAATACTTCATATAAAGTTTATAAATTTAATCATTTAGGGGAAGTTCAAGCATTAATTCGGGATCAAAACAATACTACTGTTGGTATGAACGGTATTCCAAAACTATCAATATTAGATGGTAATAACAACACAATAGTTATTACAACTTCAGGTACCTATACGTTTGATCAAGATTTAATCTTGACATCATATCTTTCAAGTCAACCTTATATTGAAAATGAACAAATTTGTTTTAATTTTAATAACGAACTTATTAGACAAGCAAACTGTCTAGATGTTAAGTATGATTCTAATAATACTAAATGGTATATAAGCTTGTCTGGTCAGCTCTATTATGATAATACTATATTTTCTAGTGTATCAAATGCTACAAACATTCACATAGATCCAAACAACGACTTATGGGTATTAGCTGGTACAAATTTGGTTTATAAAGTTGATACTAACACTAAACAAATTAAGTCAACGTTTTATGTAGGCACTGATGCAACGACTACCGATACTAAGAATATTAGCTTTATTTATAGTTATACAAGATCAACAGGTGTTAAAACCTGGTACGCCATGATTTATCATAGCAATGAAAAAACTCTTTATCAAGTAACGCTAGACGGTGTTGTAAAGCAGGCAATATTTTTACCACAAAAGCTTAACATTTTAGAAACAGAAACTGCTCGACAAGACAGAGACGCGTTAACTTTTTTAAGTAAAGGGGACTTTACCGGTTACGAATGGAAACGCATATTTCATAAAATAAAATATAACAACAATACCCAAATGCAATTTAAAATTGCAGTCAATTCCTCTGAATTGCCAAATAAAAATACAATCTATAAAATATCAGTACCAGTCTCACAATTAGTTAACAACGAATGGCATCTTATTGTTGTAACATTAAAAAATAAACAGCTAAACCTATATATTGATAACTATCTAAGAGATACTATTAACTTAGATTTTAACTTAGATTTAAATTATATTTTCAAAAACAACTTATTCATTGGTTGCCCCACAGGTAAATCAGAAAATCTCAATAAAGAAATAAACTCCCAATCATTAATATGGGACGGCTATATTGATACTATAAGGATTTACGATTATGCTATTGATGAGTCCCTTATACAGTATTTTATAAAGGAAAAAATACAAGGTGATGATATGATCTGGAATATAATTACTGCCCCATTACAGTATGTTGAGTCAATAGATAGATTTTTTAAACACCGCGTACCAGGTCATAAGAGTAACTATTTTAATATTAAAATTAATCAATCTGAAATTTCAGATCCGCAATTAAAAGAAACTATAGAAAATGATATTAGAGCTGCTTTACTTGAAATAATACCCAAAAATACCGAACTGCTCAGTATTAAATGGGATTAACACATACTAAATATTATCAATGCAGTTAACAAATATTTCAATATCAGCTATAAGGTTTAATAACAGTCCTTTTGTTCGTAGTTTGACTGCTACTGTTATGAATACAAACGGTTCTGCAACCGTTCGAGCATCTGGCTCGAATTTAATTTCGTGGAATTATCCAGGCCAGGCTTATGCACTAACACCTCAAGGTAGCTCTATAGCAGCCGATTTTGTAGCTCCTGTATCATCAATCGGCACTCTTTATTTTTATTTCTCAGCTGACCGCTATGATTATAAAACAACTAACTACACTCTTTGCACACTTAATTTAAGCTGTGCCAGTTATAGTGATAGTTTAGCTGTTCAAACTACATCATACAGTTTGCAATACGACACCTTTCCAGATATAGACTTTAATTTGTTTATAAACTATCAAAACACTGATACTGATACGCTATTTTATAGAACCACTTCTACTAGCACACTAACGGCTAATATAAAACTTTTTAGTACAAATTATACCTTATCGAACACAATTACCTCTAGCACCCACGCTGCATGGTTTAACATTAACAATAATTCTACTAAAAATTATTTAGCTTCCGCTAAATATGAATTTCTACGCAACAGTCCTGGCCTAAGTAGTGTACAGGCCACTTTAACGGCGTTGTCGGCCCCTGGATCTTTATATCCGTGGTTTAGTGCACACTCTATAGAAAAAGAGTTAAAGGTATATTTTGTACCTACCTTCCCGACAGCTACATTTATAGCTTACCCGACTGCATATTTTGTAAATTCTACCACTTTAACGTACCTGAATGCTAGTAATTATACACTATCTCCTGGTGTTTGCTTTTATGGTGAAGGGCACACTGAAAGAATTGTATTGAGTGCAGCCAACGTTGGAGCGTATAACTACACATGGAGAGTTAATAATTCATTAGATGAATACAATATTGTTGAAGATACTAATAATACTGCAGTAGCTACTATCACTTCAAAACAAGATTTTTATCCTAAATTACCTATTTCACTATTAATTTCTGATACCAATAATACATATATTTCATCTACGGGTCCAATTTCTTATTATGATGATGCGACAGGCAGTAAACTATATTACCCATTTTACACCTCTACAGTTGATTTTTCAGGAAATGAGTTATCTGGTAATACGAAGTATAAACAGAGTATATCTGTTAATCCTTATGATGTTGTTTCCGTTACTTACTTTGACCCAGGTACAGGGCCCTCTGTTTACTTGCCTTTAAACGGCTCTCTTAAAGATTTTTCAGCTATTTACGATGTTATTGTTAACAATCTCAATGCTCTATCTGCTTGTTATGATAAATTTGATACTATATGGAAATGGAGTACATTTGAAGGCTGTAGTGCTGGTACAACATTTCCACGGCCCTCTACTTGGGCTACAGTAGAGTGCTCAGGTACATATCCAAAATTTTGGTCCGTTCAGGGGATAAGTGAACTATCAGGATCGTCTCCTGTTACCTGCACACTTTCATCTTCAGTTTGGACACTATCAGCATATACTCCATTTGATAGATGGACCGATATACCTTTAGATAATAATAGTAGTACATTTAACTTCTCCCTACAACTATCTGGTTATGGTGGCAGTTTAACACCTGAATTACCTGGATTTACTGTAAGCCGTTTTAGTAACACAAATGTAACCTTAGCTGTAGAACGTAAACTATATTGCAACATACCTATTGCTATTACAAATTATGGTATTAGTGATTGGCCCACAAAGGAAACCATTTTTAAAGATGTATATAATTTTACAGTTATTGAGCCATACAAACTATATGTTTATACACCTAATAAGTATGTGCTACTTAATGAACCTGTTACTTTTGAAAATTTATTTCTTAATGTAGGTAATTCTCTTTCAGCTGTAAAAATAGTATTAGATGATGTAGATGACGAAACAATTTTCTTAACAGGAGACGACATTAAGCAAAGCTTCACTGTTTCTTATTCTTCTATAGGTGATAAAAATATTACTATCACAGGTTATTCCCAATACTATTCAGAGAATTTTACACAGACGTTTCCTAACATAATAAAGGTTGTTACAAGTTATGATACTATCGAAACAGAAGCATATTATAATTTTGATAAAATTCTAATTAATTTGCCATGGAAGACACAACCTTATATTGGATCTAATGATTGGGTTGTAAGTGATAATATTAATTCATGTATTAAAATGTTTTATGATAATTTAGATTATCTAAACAAACGAAGTAATGTTTATCGAGATACGTATAATGAATATTATGGTTGGTTAGGTATGGAGCCAACCGTAATACAAAACGTAACCGCCTGTCCGGTTTGGACTTGGGAGGATGTAGATTGTTCTATTCCTGAAAATGAGTATTATGTTTCATGGAGTGAGTTAATGTCTGCAGGAGTAGTAGCACTCACAGGTGGAGAATTTGTTAATATTAATGAAACTGGATCTTTTGCAAGTTGTGGTACTTGGGACTTACAGACATGCACCCTCTCGTCGGTTGTACCTAATTGTTTAGGCAGGTATTGCTTGGAGTGGCGTTGGGCATCACGCAAGAGCGAAAATGCCACAGCACTTGTAACATGGAAGGATACAAGTTTATCAGGTAGTTATTCAAAAAAATGGAGACAGCCATTAGAAGAATGTGAAACCTTCACCAATGCGAACTGTGATGAAGGTACATGGAATATCGATTTACCTGGTCTTAACTTATATTACGACCCGATACCTAATTGCTATTCTCAAAATAGATGTTCATATAATAGCATAGCATCTTATAAAAATATTATATATACAGCACTTGATACACAAGTAAAATTACTATCTTCGAATCGAGCAGCTACATTTTTTGACATAAGAACAACATTTAATCAAGCAACACCTTTTGTTAATATTAAGAGCATAGCTCTGGATAGTGAGCAAAAAATCTTTATTCTCGATTCAACACTTTCTCAAATTGCTATTTATAACTACAATAAAGCCGCGCCTGGGGAACGCTGGACACTATTTACAACTTTTGGTGGAGTAGGCGGATCTTTATCTAAAACAAAATTTTTAAATCCGACAAATATACATATAGACCAGCACGATACTGTGTGGGTAGTCGATTCAGGCAACTTCGTATTAAAACAATATACAAATACCGGTAGCTGGTTATTTACTTTAAGAGACGATAGTTACTTTAAAACGGATGCACCACTCGACGTTTGTGTCGACTCTCAAAATAATGTACACGTAATGACCGGTAAAGTTATAAGAGTTTATACGTATCGTGGTACCTTCTTGTTTGAGTACACGCCTGGTGAACCTGTTATAACTTTAGGTAGTTTAAGAAAAATAGCAGCCAGTTATAACCGGGAAATGATATATATTGCTAGTAGATCTCAAGTTGTTAGACATTTTAGAACCGGTAATTATAGTGGCACTATTATCAATAATAAGGAGTGTGTAGATAATATTAATAGTCTTTTTCATGATGAATATAGAAACTTACTAGTAGCTAACGACGACAAGATACTAAAATTTGTTGATACCATGACCCTTATTCCTTTAAAATCTCCGTTACCCCCTCAGTACTGGTCATTGAATGATCTTTTAATACACCAAGAAGAGTATGTACAGAACTGGGTTTACACGAAAGTTTTGCATAGGCTTTGGGATAATATAGAAATATTTCGAAACACTCTACTTTACAACGATACAGGTACATGTAAAAGGTATAAACCACCTATCTATAGCAAAGAAGAAATAACAATTGGTCAAAATGAAATAGTAACCAGCACTGTAGTTAATAGAGCTTTAAACTATCTTTGGAGTAATTTTAATACTTTATTGGAATACTATAAAACAAACTGTTAAATAAATATAACATAGAATGGCTACCGTACCCGCAATAACCGTAATACCTAAAACTGAATGTGTTGGTAACTCTCTCGTTACAATCAACACAAATTATGATAATATTAAAAACTCTTTTACAAGTGTTAATACAGATCTTACAACGATTAATAGCACACTAAATACCTTAACAACTTTTTTCAATTCTATATCTACAGCCCAACTTGCAAAAGCCTGGGTAAAGTTCAACCCGCGGCAAAATTCAAGCGGTGCCCCTGACTCTCTTAATACTAATCGTAAAATAGAAAACAGCTATAATGTTGCAAGTGTCTTGCGAGAAGATACGGGTATATATCTTACAACATTAACGAGCCCTATCGGTAATGAATTCTCTGTATGTGGTATAACGTCCCCACTACCACCAGGTACAACCGGTACAGATTATACTGGAGTTATAAATTTACATCCAACTAATCCGTTCCCTAGCCCGGGTAATCAAAGCTGCCGAATTATTGTACGCAACTTACAAGGAGCTGCTATTGATCCTTCTCTTATTTGCTTAACATTCTTTAATAACTAAATAACAATATGGCAGTATATACCTTTGTAACAGAAATAAATGAAGATCAATGTATGGGAGACACACTCCCTACAATTAACAGTAATTACGTTAACTTAAATAACGCTATTTTAGCGGTAAGTGCATCTAATATATTATTAAAAAACCAGCATAACACACTTATACAAACTTTAACAGGTATTGGGGCCGTAGGTACTACATATAATTCTTTAAGTACAACCTTTTTAACTCTTTCTACACTTATTATACCTTAAAAATCTCCCCCTCTAGAATAAATATAATTACAACATATGAAGAAAAATCCTCTCGAAGAAATCTATGCATCAAAGGTTCTAGTTTCTGAATCAGTTCCTTCTAACAAAGTTAAAGGCGAAAAAGAATTAGACGCAATGATTCACGGTAAGAAAGCACAACCAGTATCAGGCCAAGGCCCAGATAAGGTTAAAGACGTTGAAAAGCCAGAAGAAGCTGAAGGCACAGACGTTAAAGCTGCTGCTCCAAAAGTTCTTAAGGATTCAGTAGAAGAAGCTCCTAAGAAGTCATTTGAAGGTTCATTTGAAAAGCTTTTCAAAGCCACAATCAACGAAGACATGATGGAAGATATGGCCGCTGATTCAATGGAAGTTGAAGTACCAACCTCAAACGAAGAGATGGTAGACGAGCTCGAAGGTGAAGCTGATGAAGTGTCAGATCTCGTTTCAGATCTTAAAGATCTTATGGGTAAGCTTCAAACAATTCTCGATAAAGTAACTGACGAGGCTGGTTCAGAAGAAAAAGAAGACGAAGCTGAGATGGAATTCGGTGACGAATCAGCTGAAGAAGAAGTAGAATCAGAAGAAAAAGAAGAAGAGAAGCCAATGGGTGAAGCTACTGAATTAAAGCCGCTCGGCGATAAGAGTAAAGTTCTTCAAAACAAGAACAACAAAGCCGGATCAGTAAAACCTCACGGCGGTAAAGCTCACGGCGGTGATGTTGAATCAGATCCAGAACTCAAGCCTGCTAAATCATTTGACAAAGCACTTCAAAATCCAAAAGGTAAAGCTGAAGTAGGTAACGTCAAAAAGGGCGAATTCTTCAAATAAGAATTATTAACAGAAATTAAAAAGACGGCCCCGTAAGGGGCCGTTTCTGTTTATAGAGAAAAGCTTAAATACAATATATGAAGAAATTGTTTCAAGAGGAATTCGATAAAGCTTATCTCCCTTATCATACAGATCCTGTAGCTCCTAATTCTTTAGACCCTCGTGTTTGGTATTTCCTCCCTGGTGGAGGAGATCCAAAATTACAGCCTGGTGTAAAAACCCAAATACTTCAAGATATCGATCGTATTAATTCTGCAGAACAAGAATATGCTAGAAAAAGAGTTTGGGATTACTTTATTGTTGGTCCTGTATTAGAAGAAAACTCCTCTGAAAAATGTTCTATAAACATTCTAGTCTTGATTAATAAGACAAACTTGGATGATATGCTTAAAGAGAGAATTCTTCAGACAATTAAAGAACTAAACGGAAGACTAGCTACTGGCACTCAACACCCTATTCATTATATTCCTACTATTAGAGACTTAGATCAGGAAAGATATCCAGCCATCTACCATCCCTTTACAGAAAAATGGGTAAAGAAGCCTAGATTTCTCGGTGAAGCAAAATCAGATTTAGAAAAGCTTTACAAAGACCCAACAAAATTAAAGCATAAAACTTCTCTTAAAAAAGGTATTAAAAAACTAACAACAATCTAACATGCAAAAAGTTCGTTATCTAGACAAAACAATAAACGATAACGAGAGAAATTTAGTCTCCGGTTATTGGAAAGAACAGATTGAGCATTATGGTGCAGAAGTAACTTACTACACCCATGGCTACACTCTTTCCTCTCATTACTACCTCTACGGAGAAGATCCAACAACACCTTTCGTAAGTGCTGGACCTATTGTAATGCTCACTGATATTACCAATGATGCCATTATGCTTTCTAAATTTGGTATCATGGCTGACTGTGATATGACTTGTGTGTTACATATTTCATCCTTCCAAGAGTTCTTTGGAACATATAGAGAACCAAAAGCTGGAGACCTTATTGAGTTAAAAGAATATGGTGGTGCAGGTGATCGACCTGGAGGCAGAGGTGCCCCAGTATACGAAATAACAGAACGAGACGATCAAAACTTACAATTTAATGCCAACCAGCTTATGGGTCATTACATCTGGGTTATAAAATGTAAGCGTTGGGAATACTCATACGAGCCTGGTACAAAAGCAGAGCCTCTTAATGTGCAGTTTAACGATGATGAAGAGTACGGAAGAGAAGCTGGAGGAGCTAACCCTGAAGAGTTGGTACAACCTTACGAGCAATCAAATGATAAGGCAGCTAAATGTATCGTTGATCAAGATCTAATAACTAATCAAGAAAAAACTGAACCTTATGGTTACTACGGAGGGTTAAAAGAAATATAATTAAATAACTAATATGAACGTTTTGCCAAGATATACTTCCGGATCTACTAACTTTAACTCTGTTATTACAAGTTACGATGCCTTGGCTCAAAGAATTCGTCGTCAAATGGGCGAACCTCTAGTTAACGTTGAAATAGCTAATGAACAGATTTACGATTGTATTGCCCAGGCTATGGAATTCTTTACCAAGTATGCCGGATACACAGAGGAATTCTTAGTATTTGATTCCAAGAAATATACAAGAGGTGTCGGCATTGATGTAGCAACTCTCATTAATCAAACCCCGGAGATGTATAAGTCATTAACACCAGGCCTGTCAGCAGGGTATGATTATGATTTAAACTCCTATAGAAGAGTGTTAGATTGCTTCTCTTTTACATACGGTGAAACTACAGGCATTAATACACTCTTTACGCTAGAGCAGGCCATGGCCCAGCAAATCTATTCTAGTTATATGGTCGGTAACTTCGGTTTTGACTTGGTAACTTGGGAAGTACTTAAAGGATTTATTGATACTAGAAATAAAGTCCTAGCAATGACCCCTCACTATAGATTTGATCCTAAAAGTCAGATTCTTAGAATTCTTCCTGAACCTATTCTCGAACAATCCTATCTTGGTGTTGTTGGCTGCTATCTTGAAAGACCTGTTAAAGATCTTATTAATGAGAGATGGATTTACAGATATGCTTTAGCTCTTTCAAAGGTTATAGTTGGTAACGTAAGAGGTAAATTCGGTGGTACAAATCTCTTCGGTGGCGGACAAGTTAACTATCAAGACTTTATGTCTCAGGGTATTGCTGAAAGAGACGCTTTAGAAGCTGAATTAAAAAACACTTACGAGGATGTCACTGGTGCTATGTTCTTTATTGGATAATTACTTTTATGGACTTTAACAATACAGTATTAGAAATTTTAGAAGAAGCTAAATCAGCTCGTTGTAAAAAAGTAACTAAGAAAGCTTCATCAACTCGTCCTGGAAAGAAGTGGATGAAGTGTGTTAAAGCTCCGGGCGGTGGCTATAAACGTATTCACTGGGGTCAAGCCGGTGTTAGAGTTACCGGTAAATCTGGTAACACCAAACGTAAAAAATCTTTCAGAGCCCGTCATAAATGCTCATCAGCTAAACCAGGCACCCCTCGCTATCAAGCCTGTAAGGATTGGTAATGCTACAAAGAAAAAGAACATCTAAGTTTAAGCAAGGTATCTTCAACCCTGTCAATAAAGACAAATATAAAGGCACTCTGCCTGTACTCTATCGTTCATCCTACGAAATTAAATTCATGCGCTGGTGTGATCACAACCCAGCTGTACTTACTTGGGGCTCAGAATCAGTTATAGTACCGTATCAAAACCCTCTTACGCAAAAAGTATCTAGATACTTTGTAGACTTTAACATAACTTTAAGAAACAAAAACGGCGAACTTAAAAAATATCTCGTTGAAATAAAACCCTCTATTCAAACACTGCCACCTAAACCGGGTAAAAATACTAGAGCCTTACTTAGACGTCAAGCCGAGTATGTTAAGAATCAAGCAAAGTGGCAGGCAGCAACACAGTTTGCAACTAAGAAGGGCTCAGAGTTTGTAGTGCTTACTGAAAAGCATTTAGGCCTTTGAAGAATACTTTCTAGTCTTTCCTGAATCAGGAACAACTTCTTCAATAATCTCTTCTGTTATAATTGTCTTAGTCTTAGGCTGTGCAGGAACAGGCTCATCAACTAAAAGCTGTTTAGTTGATTTAGTTTCTTTTAGAATAGAACCACCACGGGCAATATTATAAGCTAACACTAAAGCTACCGCTAAAGGATCAAATACTAAAACAATACAGATAATAAAAATCTTTACTACAGTATCGAGAGGTAAGCCAACAGATTCAGCTACAAACTTAAATGTACCAATATCATGTACTTCATTACCTTCACTACTCAATGTAATGAGTTCATTATCTTTTTCAAATACTGTTGTTTGAAGCTCTTGAGCTCTAGCTGTTAAACCCTTGATCTCTTCTGCTGCTCTAGCCATGTCCTCATAGACGGGTGCTGCAGAGCGGCGTGACATTTGCGGGAGACGAGCTTCCTGAGATTTACGAGCCTCATTAAGCGTAGTAATACGCGCGTTGATTTGGTCAATTTCATTTTTAATGTTTGTTTTTTGTTGCTCAATAAGAGATACTTTATTATCAATTAATTCAGTCTTACCAGCATTAACTTGATAACCTGAAGACAGATAACCAAAGATACCCATAGAGGTAATAACCATGAGCACCAAAACAGCTGTTATCATATAAACTTTTAAGAACCAAATAATCTTCTTCCAATAACGATACAAGAAAGAGGTTGCGACTAATTTACCTAGTTCTAAAGACCCGGCCATAATGGCTACCTGCCAAAAGTGACCAGAGAATAGTGTTGCTATGCCGAGAACGGAAAAATAAGCCCCGCAACCGGCTACCAATAAAGCTGTAAAAGCTAATAGTGCTGTAAACATAGTAGCAATATTTATGCTATTTTAACTGGAGAAATTACAACCTGGTAGATTAAATAATAGAAACATATGGGACTTAAATTTTTAGTCGAAGACATCCATGACGGACTTGATTTCATGATCGAGGAAAAAAACCGTCAAGGAGAACAAAAACTCTATATCACCGGTCCGTTCTTAATGGCCGAACAAAAGAATCAAAACGGTCGTATCTATAAACTAGACGAAATGATTACAGAAGTTAACCGTTACACTGATGAGATGGTTAAGTCCCGTAGAGCTATTGGTGAAATGAATCACCCACAATCAACTGAAGTTAACCCGGTTAATGCCTGTCACCTTGTTACAGAGTTAAAACAGAATGGTAATTACTTCATGGGCAAGTCCCAAGTGCTCAATACACCAATGGGTCAACTTCTTAAGTCCCTCATTACTGATGGAATTAAAATGGGCATTTCATCCCGTGCTTTAGGTAACATTCAAGAGATGTCAGATGCCAAGCACGTTTCAAATTTTCATCTTATTTGCTTGGATGTTGTTCACCAGCCTTCAGTACAAAATGCTATGCTTGAATCTGTTATGGAGTCAAGAGAGTATATGATTCGTCCCGATGGTTCAATCATCGAGTGCTCAGCACGCGCTAAGGCAGAACTTACTGAAAAACTTTCTAACATGCCTAAACACGGCACAGATACATTCTTAAGAGAGGCCTTGATTGGTTTCATTAACAAGATTAAATTAGGTTAACATATGACACAAGAAGAACAAAAAACTATTACCGGCTTCATTGGTAAGATTGCCAATAAAGATTACTCCGAAGCTCAACAAGCTCTACAAGACGCCGTTGAAGCTAAAATCAAAAATAAAATCCGTTCTTACATAAATCAAGAAGAAAATTAACCCTTTTAGAATAAATAAATATACAACAAATATGGACTTCAAATCAATTCTCAAAGAACAGTTTAAGGATCTCATCACAGAAGAAACCTTAACCGCAGTACACGAAGCATTCGAAGCTGCTGTAAATGAAAAAGCAGAACAAAGAGCAGAACTTGCTGTTGAAGCAGCAACAACAAAGATCGATGAAGATCACGCTGCTAAGCTCGAATCATTAATCGAGTCAATCGATTCTGATCACACAGCAAAGCTTCAAAAACTTGTTGAGACAATTGATTTCGATCACGCCCAAAAGCTCAAAGCAGTACTTACAAAGATCGACGAAGATCACACAGCAAAGTTAGAGACTGTAGTTGAGAAGTACGAAACAACTTTAAAAGAAGAAGCAGAATCCTTCCGTTCACGTTTAGTGGATGAGATTTCAAATTACATGGATCTGTATCTTGAAAAAGTAGTACCAACATCACAAGTAAATGAAGCTGTTGAAAATATTCGCTCACGCAAAGTTCTTGACGAGATTCGTAAGCTTGTTGGTATTAACGAAGAATTTATCAATGGAGAGATCAAAGACGCTCTCATCGATGGTAAGACAACAATCGATTCCTTAAAGAAGGAATTAAATGAAGCACTAGAGGCTAACACAGCACTTAACGCTAAGTTAAACAATGCTGAAGCCAAAATTTTGCTTGAAGAAAAAACAAAAGATATGCCACAAAGTACTAAGGCATATGTCAGTAAGTTACTCAGAGGCAAATCGCCCGAGTACATTCAAGAAAACTATCAGTACGTAGTTGAGATGTTCGAGAAAGAAACCTCCGAACAAGTCGAAGATGCTAAGGAAAAGGTTACAAGACGGATCGTTGAGGCCGTTGACCGCCCCGAAGCAACAGAGACACAAGACGAGGTCATTTCTGCACCAATAGTTGAGAGTCAATCTCCTGTTGGCGGATATCTGAATGAGATGAAGAAGCTTGACGGCTCTAAGCTAAAACTTAGACACTAAGGTCATCCTTCATACCTCACATTAAGGTCGAAAATATTCTTTTTATAAAGGAGAAATAAAATAACTATGGAACTTCTACATATCGATAAATCGAGAGCTGAAGCTTTAGTTGAGAAGTGGACTCCAGTATTGGATTACACTTCAGACAAAGTTGCAGCTATCTCAGACGAACACACACGCTTGAACACCGCTATCCTTCTTGAGAACCAAGAAAAGTGGTGCTTTGAAGCATCAAACGTAGCTGGTAACGGTTCAGTATTTAGTGCTACAGGTGGCAATTTAAATGTCAACGGTGGCGCAGTACCTAACCGCGATACCTACGCAACTGGTGACGCACGTCTGCCAAAAGTCCTCATCCCAATGATTCGCCGTACATTCCCTGAGCTCATCACAAATGAGATCGTTGGTGTACAGCCTATGACTGGTCCTGTTGGCTTAGCATTCGCAATGCGCTACAAGTATGAAGGTTCAGCACTTGGCACATCAAGTAACGGTTCAGACGGTAATTCTTCCGGCTTAGCCGCTAACTCAATCTACAACCAAGCAAACGTAACAGGCAAAGAAATCGGTTATAACTACCTGAATACATCCTTCACAGGTGTATCCAGTGCAGCTCTTTCCGGTAACTCAGCCTTCGCGGTTGTTGGTGAAGATTCAGGTGTTGCAGCCCTTCTCTCACAGTTTGAATTAACTTCAAACATTCCTCAAGTAACTGTTTCGTTTGAAAAGACCGCAGTTGAAGCCGGTACACGCCGTCTCGCAGCTAAGTGGTCCGTTGAACTCGAACAAGATTTAAGAAACATGAACGGTATCGACATCGATGCTGAATTAACAAATGCTATGTCATATGAAATTCAAGCTGAGATCGACCGTGAAATGATTGCTCGTATGATCCAAACATGCTTGAATGCTGGCGCTGGCGTTGGCTATTCAACATGGTCAGCTATCTCAGCTGACGGCCGTTGGTCAGGTGAGCGTGCCCGTGACTTCTACAACAGAATTGTTGTTGAAGCAAACCGCGTTGCTGTTCGCAACCGTCGTGGCGCTGCTAACTTCATCATCGCTACACCACGTATCTGCGCAATCCTCGAAACACTTCCTAACTTCACCTGGCAGCCCGTAACAGGCTCTGTTAACACAGCACCTGTTGGCATCGCCAAGGTTGGTTCAGTTGGTGGCCGTTTCCAAATCTATCGTGACACACGCACAGAAGCACAATCAACACAAAGTTACGCTAATGCTGGCTACGCCGCAGGCCGCGCAGCAACTGTTGACTATGCTCTGTTAGGTTATAAGGGCCCTGAGTACTACGATACAGGTATCGTATACTGCCCATATATCCCTGTCATGGTTCAGCGCACAATCGGTCCTAACGATTTCAGTCCAAGAGTAGGTCTATTAACACGTTATGGTGTTGTTGACCACATCTTCGGTGCTTCACTTTACTATCACATGGTAATCTGCACCGGCTTGGGCCAATCGTTCGTACCTGGTCAAGCAGCTACATACCTCTAATACAGGTATTGGTGGAAAATCTCAACAAATTCAAAGAACTCCCGATCGAAAGGTCGGGAGTTTCTTTTTTTAAAAAGGATCGTTAGGTAAAGCTTCCCAGAACTTAAACTCTTTATTATACTCAACAGTTTGCTGAGACATGAGGTAACGGCAGATACGAGCTAATGTTTCTTGTCTTATAGTTCTGCCGTCCTTTAAGTCAATTCTCTCAATAGGTATATCAGGGAAGTCTGGAGTAAAAACCTGTTTACCATCATAGAGAAACATTTCTACATCTCCTTCTATAGTGAGATAGATAGCAAACTTATCCTCTGTAGTAGGAGGCATAGACAGGGGAATATACATTGAAGAATATTTTGCCATTAACAAATGCTTAAGTTGTATACCAGAAGGGCTGGGCACGTTTAGTCCAAGATACAAAAGGTTTATCTTTTATAATATACTGCCGGTATTGTTCAATTACAGAAAGCTTGTCAAAATCTTTTATCTTCCGACATTCGGTGTCTTTTGCAATCGCAATAGTAAAAGGCGTCGGTTCATTATTTGTATGAATAGTCTTGTCTTTGTTTTGTTTACACCATTCGATAAACTCTTTAGTAAAATGAGGATTAGATTCTGGCCAACGATAATCCCTCTCGTCGAACATCTCTAAAGCGTGTTCAACAAGCCACATAAAATTAGCTCTTGACTCCATAGTCCAAAGTGTGCATTGATGCTTAGCGTACCCCTTACCTGCTTTACGAGCCTTGCCTGTCTTTGTTCTAGGACATTTTGGATCTTGTAACTGCTCGTTGGTAAAACAGTTCTGCAGCATAATAGCAGACTCAATTTGCATTTTAGATCTTACATGTTTATCGCAGAGTTCTTGTGCTGCAAGAACCGGATCTTCATTAGTTACAAATATATTCATGATTAAATAATACTAGAAACTATTCTGCAATCAACTTGTTTTAAGGTTTCTATAGCATAAATATTTTATAATGGCTGCTTGTTCTACACCTTTAACTTCTATTCAGGGTACTGACTGTATCGGGGATACACGTATTGTTATTAATAATAATTTTAGTCTTTTATCCCAAGACCTTTGTAGTCTTTACACAACACTAACAGGCTTATCAAGCATTCTTAATGGCCGTATAGTTGCTCTTTCTGCTTTTGTTAAATCTCTTTCAGCAAAAGATTCTTCAACAATTGATTTGAGTTTTAACCCTAATAGTTATATTTTATCAGCAGATGTTATTAATAATTCTTTAGGTACTATAAAATTTGGTCAGGACATTACAACATTCGGTAAACAACTTTTAACTTCAACAAACATAGCTCTATCCTCTCTTGCTGGTGTCAAACTAACCTCAACAATTGTTAACGGTCATGTTTTAAAATGGGATGGAGCATTCTGGACAAATCAACCAGATACCGGGGCATTATCAGGTTCGTTGGTAGATAGAAATTACGGAGATATCACCGTATCGAACAACACTCTTACTTGGAATATTAATCCTGGGGTAGTGGATCAGACAGAACTTGCTAATAATGCTGTTATAGAAGCTAAAATTTATGACGGATCTGTTACTGAAACTAAATTAGGCACTGGTGTAGTAACTAATGCAAAAATAGGTAATGAAGCTGTTAACACAGCAAAACTTTCTGCTCTTGCTGTTACAGAAGATAAAATTGCCGCTGACGCAATTACTGTTACTAAGATTGCAAACGGCAATGTTACAAATGCAAAATTAGCAACATCTCCAGCTTATTCAATAAAAGGTAATGCAACCAACACTACCGGTACACCGACAGATATAGTGGCATCAACTGATAATAAAGTTTTAGTGCGCGCGAGCGGTTCATTACAGTTTGCAAATGTTCCTAATGAAGCAACAACAGGTACATCAAGTCTTCTTGGAAGTACTTTAGTATTAAGAGACACTTACGGTGATTTTTCTGCTGGAGTAGTTACAGCTTCTGCTGCAGCTTTCGGATTTGTTGGAAATGTAAAAGGTAATGTTACAGGTAATGTTACAGGTAATGTTACAGGTAACGTAACCGGAGACGTAACCGGAAATGTTACAGGTAATCTTACAGGTAATGCTGATAGAGCAGATAGATTAGAAATAGCACGAAATATAGCCTTAGCAGGAGCTGTTGTTGGATCTGTTAGCTTTGACGGTACTGCAAATGTTTCAATAACAAGTACTCTTCAATCTAGTGTTATTACTGATCAAAATTCCAAAACATCCTTAAGTAATAATGATGAGTTTCTAATTTATGATACATCAGGAACTTCTCTTAAAAAAATAACTGCAGAACTTATGAGAAATTATTTATCTAATATACCATATGCTAGATTTTATGAAATGGCTGGTACATATACCAATGTCAGTACGTTAAAACTTATAACCGGAGCTTCAGCAGCTGAAAATCAACCAGCTCAAATTATCTTACCTGCACCCACTAACACATCCAGACCCGCTTTTGGCTCTATGGTAGAAAGATTTTTAAGATTTCAACCAGGTCAACCTCAAGACCCGACAAACAGTTTACGTTACGATACTATAGGTATAACATGTGACCCAAGTGGTCTTGTTTCATTCCCGAGTGCAGGTGTTTATGAAATTTCTCTTAGAGCACCTCTTTTAATAACATGGTCTTCAGGTGTTGAAAGTGCTGTTGATTACATTTTTGAACAAGCGGGAACAAGTGCCCCTGTACTTATGAGTACACCATACATGACAAAACCGTGGAGTGCGTCTTCTGTTATGACTTATGACCATGTTCTTACTGGTAGAATAAATGTCCCAATAGCAAGTTCTTACCGTATAAGAATACGCGGCAATCAAGGTGGTGTAACAGGTAGTTTACGGGAACCCGTTACCGCTGCTTTCCCATCAGAAACAAGAGCAATATTATTCCAACTAGAAATTTGGAAAGTAGGTTAATCTTTAAAGAGCTTTATAAGTATTATAGATGGGAACTGTATTAACCCCTATATTATCTGCTACTAAAGATACACCAAGAGCTTATAACGTTGGAATAGCTGAAACCTATTCCTGGATACCTATTGAAGGTGAAGCTCTAGGGAGACCTCTATATGCTCAGGCCAATTATATAACTAACTTCTCTGATCTTCAAGTAACTCTTTCATCCTCAGAGGTAAATATTGGTTCAGTACACATTTCAGATGAAAGCTCAGGGGTAACCGTAGATGTTGTAGCTATACCTGGTTATGGAAACGGCCTTCAAGTTCTTACACAAGACTTAGAATCTACTATCGATGATATAACAATTGGAGATAAACAAGGTAATTTTGCCAATGTTGATCCTACACTATCAGCTTTAGATGTTAGAGTGGCTAATGTAACGCCTTTAACAGCTGTTATATCAAATACAGTGGCAATTAGTACAACTCAAACTTTACCAATATCAGGAAATGTTACAGTTGCAAATCCTGTTACAGCTGTTAATGCTAATATAACAAATACCGTATCTATCAGTACAGCTCAGACCTTGCCAATATCAGGAAGTGTTACAGTTACTAACCCCGTAACTTCTGTTAATGCTGTTGTTACAAACACAATTGGAGTTTCAGGTTCTTTAACGGTAACAAATCCTGTAACTTCTGTTAATGCTACAATAACAAATACTGTAGCAATTAGTACAACTCAAACCTTACCAATCTCTGGTTCAATTACTGTCTTAAATCCAATTACAGAAGTTACCACAACACCGGAAGCAACTCAGCTTGATGCCTTTGGAAGATTGAGAACATCTTCCCCTATGACTTTATTTGATTCAAGTCATAGATATAGAGACAATAATCTCTGGTCATCATTAACTGCAGTTAGTGCTTCATATGTCTTTAATCAAAATCAAGGGTTGATGGAACTAAATGTAACTGGGTTATCTGGTTCTTCTGTTATTAGAGAAACAACAAAAGTATTTTCTTATCAACCCGGTAAGTCATTATTAGTAATGAATACATTTGTCATGGCTTCTTCTGCTACAAATTTAAGACAGAGAGTAGGTTATTTTGGACAAGATAATGGTATCTATTTTCAACTAGATGATGGTGTAATGAGTTTTGTTGAAAGAACATTAGTAAATGGTTCTCCTTCTTCAGAAACTATAGTACCTGTATCAGCTTGGAATGGTGACAAATTAGATGGAACCGGGCCTTCTGGTTTTACTTTAGATATTACTAAGGCACAAATATTGTGGACAGATATCGAATGGCTTGGTTTAGGAACGGTAAGAACTGGGTTTGTTATCGATGGTAAATTTATTGTTTGTCATTCATTTCACCATGCTAACAGAATTGCTTCAACTTATATTACTACAGCATCTTTGCCTCTGAGATATGAGATTACTAATAAGGCAGCAACAGGTGTTTCCAAAACATTAAAACAAGTATGTTCCACTGTAATATCAGAAGGTGGTTATGAATTGAGAGGTTTGCAACAAGCAGTGGGAACACCAGTTCAAACACCTGTTGATTTAACAACTGCAGGAACGGTTTATACAGTTCTGTCAATTCGTCTTAAAGCAACACCAAACAGGTTAGATGCAATTGTAATCTTAACTGCAATTTCACTTTTAGGTACTACGAATAATGCAACTTATAACTGGCAGGTGCGAGCAAGCGGTACATCTAATGGAGGAACTTGGATTGATGCTGGTGTTGATAGTGCTGTTGAATATAAGATTGGTGGAGGAACTTATACAGGGGGAAGAATATTAGCTTCCGGTTATATGTATGGCTCTAATCAGGGTTCAACATCAGTAGATATTCTTAAAGAGGCATTATTTAAATTTCAATTGGAAAGAGATGCATTAAACGGAACCCCTGGAACTCCATATGAACTTTCTGTTGTTGCTGTTGCTGATTCAAACGGCGCAGATATTCACGCTTCAATGGACTGGGAAGAGATTAGCAGATAAAATAGAATAAATAATAATAGTTATGGCACAGTATACCACAAAACGTAAATATACTAAAAAACCTTCAACAACTCTTAAAAAAACAGTTAAGAGAGTTAAAAAGGAAACAGTAGAAGCTATTCAAGCTACCGCTGAAGTACCAGCAGCTACAGTTCCTGTAGTTAAATCTTACTGGCAGAAAGCTGTTGATTGGGTTAAGGGATTGGTAAAGTAATGTTGTTTAACTAGATTCTCTGGTTAAATAATATATAATGGGACAAGTTTGGTCATATGCAGATGACAAATTACAACATACTACAACTGCAGCTTTTAAAATCTTAAGCCCGGATGGCCCTATAAGATCTACAATTACTGCGGCTAAGCAAAGTGTTGTTAATTTTGGTGATGTAGTTAATGGTGTTAATCTGCAAGGTAAAATTGATAATAATGTTTATAAAACATTAAAATATCAATATGCGAACCTTTATGTAGCTACAGGTGCAGGGTTAGTAACTTCAGGTATTAATAGTGTTACTCAAGGAATTGGAAGCGGTCTTAGTCAGGCAAATCAAGCGATTTCAGAAACATTAAAACCAGTTTCAGGTTTTATGGGGGCTACCCTTTATTCATTAACAAATGTAATGAAGGATCCTTTAGGTGCATTAACTGATTTACCAAACGCTATTGGACCAGTACTAGATGCAATTAGCCCTACACTTCGATCTAAATTTGTTGGTAGCTATAAAAATTTTAATTTAGGTAAAATGTTAGAAATACCTGGTAATATATTAGGTAGTATACAGTCATTTATCGGTTTAGTAGATCAGATATTAGCCATACCTATTCAGTTAATTTCTGATATCTATGCAGGGTTGATGGAGATTATGTCTGCTATTAGCGATGCTATAAACGCTATATTCGATATGATACAACAATTTTTGGTTAATATGATTGATCAGTTATTCCCTGGTTTAACTGATTTTCTAAACCAGCTTTCAATTTTTGCAAATCAAATTGGGGGTATTGCTACTATCTTTAGTGGATTTAATCAAATAACAGCATTTACAAATAATTTAATATCCTTTACTAACACTATAAATGGTGCATTACAAAACCCACTAGATGCTGCCTTTTCTTTATTCCCGCCAAGCTTCAACCAAGGTGTATACATTTTGCAAAACCCTCAACAACTATTTAATAATTTGCTAGGACAGGTACCTGGCCTTAATAATTTTCTTGGGCAAATATCCTCTGTAACTGGATTCGGTCTTAATGGTAATATGGGCTTTGGTTTGCAAAGTGTATTGCAAGGTTTGCAGGGCGGGGTAATGGCTAGTATTTTAAATGGTTTTGCAACTCAATTTTCTATTTTGGCTCCTCTGTTTACAGGTATACCGACCTCTGGAGCTCAATCATACGATAATGCAACAGTGCCATTTAGCACACCTGCAGGTCCTACATACAATAAAGGTAACACAGGGGGCAACATTGTTCAAACCCAAGCCAATCAACCTAATCCGAACTATAATAATCCGACTCAAATAGCTGTATCTTAAACTTTATAATAAATTAATAAAATGGACAAATTTTACGGAAACTATTTAGGGCTTTGTATAAGCAATACCGATCCAGAATTTCGAGGTCGGGTACAAATCTTTATTCCTCATATTATGCCTGCGTTGTATGAACGCTGGAATCAAGCTGGTGTTGATCGCAAAATTGAAATTGTAGGTAACAATCTTGAACAAGCATTACCACAAAAAGATATTGATCAATTAAAAAAGATGCTACCTTGGGCTGAAGCTGCTTCCCCAGTATTTGGCAACTCTGTAGCAGGTCATTACAATCCACAATCTGGTAATTTTAATCAATCATACAATACAGAAAATCAAGCGGCGGTAGGTGTTAACCCGGTAGCTGTAGGTGGTGGATCTATTAGTTTAAATTCTGATGGTTCTGTTAGCAAAGGGGAATTTCTTGGCTTTTTGGAAAGTCAAATTGCAAATTCCGGGTTAAACGGGTTTGTGCCCACTGACGGAGCTAAATATGGAATTGATGGTACACCACAGTCTTGGGCTAATTACCTGTATCATCTAGCGGGTAAAGAGTCAAGCTTTAATACAAATACTGTCGGAGATATAGGTAAATTTACTGGAAACTCAAATGGACTATTTCAACTATCTCCTTTAGATTATAACAATTATAAAGGCGCGATGCAGGCAGCTGGTATTCAGCCTGGAACCACAATTAATGGGCAACCTGCCTTCTCCCAGCAACAACTAATTGATCCTGTTGTTAATACTACGGCAGCAATTGTTATCACACAACAACTTGTAAGACAAGATGGGGCAATAGGTAATAGTGCAAACACAGGAGCCGCGCGCTATTGGGGACCTTTACGGAGGGGGTGGACACCACCTGCAAGTTCTATAGATATAACAGACCCGTCTGCTGGCGGTTACCCGGGGAGCTCAAACCCAGCTCAACCTTCACCATTTTTGTCGCCAGAACCTCCACCCTATATACAACTTGAGCCCAGTCAACAGGCAATTCTAAATAATGTTGCCCAAACTACAAGCCAGAGTACACTACCAGGAACTGGCCCGAGCTCTGGTGGTGGCGGAAAACCTTTTAATTGGAGTAATTCAGTCGCTAGTAGTCAATATAATATTGGTAGTGATGGTATATTAAGAACATCAAGTGGGGTGACAGCATGTTTGAACGGAACTATTAATTCAGCCGCTTATATAACCGGTAATACTGCTTGGCAGGGATCTACTGGTATTAGTTTTGCAAAAGATGTAGGTGGTGTTAATAACAAATTAACATCTCTGGCAACTTCGGGTCCCGGGAAAGGTAAAGTTTTGTATGGTAATTTAGGTATAATACAAGGTACAGGCTATCAACCACAACAGGGAGATATAGCTATACACCAGGCCGGTGCTGGGAAATACGGGCATGCTCAAATATTTGTCGACGGCAACTGGCACTCATATAAAACAGAAGGATTAAATTTTGATGCGTACGCTGGTAAAAGCGGTCAACAAACAACAGTGTTCCGCCTTACACCAGACGGTCAAGCGGCTGTTCAACAGACAGGTCTTTGTAATACTGATTATATGGGTATACCATATGCGGGACCAATTGGTCCAGTAACAAGTGTTGCTGATGTTAATGGTTTGGAAGGCCAGGCAGGCATGGTCCGAAACCCTACACCTACACAACCATCTGTAACAGATACAACAGGTATGCCTCAAGGAATGTTCTCTGTTCCAAACCCAGGTGCGATGTTGTGGGTATTCTTCAGAGAAGGAGATCCATTGTTTCCTGTATACTTCGCTGCTTCGTATGGCTCTAGAGAGTGGCAAAACGCTTTTAAGTCCTCTTCACCAGGGGCACACTATCCTCAAGAAGGAGATACAACACCTCGTAATCAGGCAATTTTCAGACCTAATCAATCAGGTGGTATTTCGTTTGTTGATACTATTACAGATGAAGAAGATGCTCGCTCTTTAAGATTATTTCACGCAAATGGCGGGCATATGGAATGGCATTCAAAAGGGTCGGTGCTTTATTCACCAAACGAGCACGTGCAACAGGTTGCTGGTAATGCTTATAATAGTTGTTTAAATAGAGAGGATTGGACCCAGGGGGACAGTAATCAAGTCACTATTGGTGACCGAATCACAATTGTAGGAAATATGTCGCAAGAAGCTTTAGCAATTATAGAAGAACACGCTCAAATAGTTAAGGATATTAATAAAAATATGCTTAAAGAGGGGGGTAGTAGTTCAGCAAGCACAACGACAACTAAACCCACTATAACAACCGGTCTTACTAATTCTTTAAAAAATCTTACTAACAAAATAAACTCTTTTAGTAATGAACAACGCAACGAAACTCAACAAAAAGCTAACAAAAGTAACAGATAAAAAATAATATATGGCCAGTTTAAGTACAGGGACAAAAACTTTAATTGCGACTACTGCAACCGGAGAACCGGCTGCTATAGCTATTGCACCTACCGGGGGTCTGTCATTAGGTAATACAACAAGTAATGCGGCCGGGTTCAATATTCAAAACGCAGCAATGCCAGCAACAACACAAGCTACACTTGTTAATCAAATTCAATCTACTCCCGGGCTTAATGCAGATGGTTTTATTAATCCTACTACAGGGGAAGCCTTTAGCATCAATGCAGGAAAAACTACTGGTACTGCAAATGTAACTTCAGCCAGTAAATCAGGCAGTACTGGGGCTAGCGGTTCAAGTGCGAGCAGTTCAGAGTCTGAAGCCGAAAAACCATGCCCAGACTGCGGTTTGATACCTGGTACAAAAAATGCCGGTAAACAATCTACGAATAAAAAGAAAAAGCCAGTTTCTGATACTAACAGTTGGTTCCCTAATCAGCCATTTGCAGGTTTAAATTTTCTACAAATAGGTGCTGCAGTATTAGAATCTATTGGAAATTTCTTTAATAACCTCATGGACATTTTAGAAATTAAAGAGGGTAAATGTCGTACATGTGAAGGTAAAAGAACTGTAAAAGATAAATCAAATCAACAACCAGAAATTCAAAAAACTGTTGCAGCTGCAAATGCTCAAAAAGAAAAACTTACAGATTTAGAATCTAAAGCATCAGGTGGCACCGGGCTCGGGGGTAATGATGTAAAGGTAGTAGTCGGTAGTAAATTTTTAAAGGTAGGTATGGCCTATAATGACTCTCAGTCTTACGAAAGTGTCAAAGAGGGTAAAGATGTGCCATCTAAAGTTCAAATTGATAAACAAGGCCCTACTAAGACAAGTCGAAAAATTGCTCAAGTAAACGGGTTAAACCCACTACCGACAATAGGTGGTAATTACACCATGGAGATCGGTAATCACTTTAAGCTGCGCGCTGGGGCCCAAGGTATTGAGCTCTCCACTGAAGGACCTCTTATTGTTAAAGCAGGTCAAACTCAATTTGTAGGTCCTGAAGTTGTTATTGGTACGGCAACGGGTGAAACTCGCATTACCGGTAATCATTTACAACTTGATGGAGAAAGTATTGCCTTAACCCCTGGACGTAACGGAGACGGTCAAGTTGTAGCACAGGGAACATTTGCATGTACGGGTAACATGATTGCGCAAGGCGGGGCTCACATTGAAGGTGATCTTTCCTTTATATCAGCCACCTGTCCGTATAAAGAAGAGAGAACCAAACACTCTTCTCAAGAAACAGAGTTTACAGGCCCTGCTAAATGGTCTGCATTTGCAGCCGTACAAGGGGCAAAAGATTTCTTAAGAACCCTAACAGTAAGAACTTTAGATCCGTCAATGATAATACTAACACCTCGTCAGATTCTAAATTTAATAATGGATGCAAAGGAATTAGGACAAAAGGCTTTGCCTTTAGAACTAATACCGACCGGTGTTGTGATAGGTGTTATGCCAGGTCCAGCAATATTACCTATTTGGAACTTCCCGCATCATCACACCTTAACCGATCAAATACACGCCCATAATATGCGTGTACCTAACATTAACCTCCTTGAAAGTGATGAACAGGTTCGCGGCCCAGCTAAAGCTAAGGAGCTTAGAGCCCCGGTGCCTGCTAATAAAGAAAGCGCATTATTAAAATTATTCAAATTAATACAAGTGCCTTATCAATTAGTTGTAGCTACAATTCAACGTCTAGGTACCTAACTAATTGTTCTGCGCGCTAACATATTTGCGAGACAATAATTAATTTTTGTTATATATTCAAGGTAGTTATCTTCGTTAATATCTTCCGGGTTTATAGATCGAATAGTTTCGACGGTTTCAACGTAACTTTTGATTTTATCTTCTGTTACAGCAAAACAATCTGCACCTGAAGCTTCTGACATAATAGATACCTGATCAAACGGACCGACAAACTCATACCTCTCTCGATTACTAATACAATCAATAATTCGACTTCTATATGTTTGTTCATGTTCTTTAATTTTACTTTGAATGGCTTCAAGATTTACTCCTTCTGGTATTGTAACTTCTTCAATAGTTGGGAATTTATGGTCTTGGTCAAATAGTGTCATCTTTAAAGCGTCCCAAGGATGAACCACCGGGGCACTCAACCCCTGTATCATAGAATTTACAGACTGAGAAAAATATGCAGAAACAGCTGATAGTACTTCATACGACGATTTTGAAAAATCTATATTAGACCCGGAAAGAAAACTTACAAGTTCCGGTGTAGGTGTAAAATTAAGCCCTGATAAACCTTGAAAAATATTCGCTCCTGTTAGTTCGGTATTTGTAATATCGCTAAAAGGGGGTAGTATTGTATCTGAATCCATACTACTAATTTATAGTAAAAACTACAAAGATCCAACTAACAAAACATCTCTCCTAAGAACCCTTCCCACTTTTCGTGATGAGCCGCTATATCTGGCTGCTTATTCGACTTATACACGGACTTAGAGAGATTACGGTAAAACGCAGGAGAGGGTGATCCGTGACACAAGAATCTATGTTCTAACGCCTTATAAAAGAAGGATAATGATATAAGTGTCTTACTAGCAAGAGTTAAGGGATCATCTCTATGAACATAGGGTAGAGGGTTGGGTTCATCTATCATCTGGCTAACCGTAACACCCACTCTATGGCACTCGTCTTCTGAAGAAGCAAACTTAGCTGTTAAACAAACTAGACAAATAACATCTATAGGATTAGAGGCTAAAAACTTATCAGACTTAATAGTAATCTGTTCACCGATAGCTTGACGTAATGCCGTGTGAAGTGAGTTATCTTCTTTGTAAAAAGACCGAATCTTATTACAATCCTCCGAGTCGTAAAGCTCGTCGATGAGAGCGTTCACATATATACTTATTTGTGCCCGTGATGATTTTGTGGTATATTTGCTGCTCTTATTTCTTTGAATTTGTGAGTAACATATCTACAGAGTTCTGAACGCACGATATCCTCTTCGGTTAACTCTGCGCAAATGATGCCCTGTTCAATTGACTCATCGTTATTGAATGCGTCATAGACTTTTGTAAAACCGGACTTACCATGAGGGAGGTCAGACTGTTCCGGGTCACCACAAACAATAACCTTTGCAAACTCACCCATACGGGTCATAAGAGTATTGAGCTCAGCTATAGTTAAGTTTTGAGATTCATCACAGCAAATAAACTTTGCAGCAAAGTGTAGACCTCTTGCATAGTTAATTGGACAGATAACAAAACGGTTATCCTTTTCCAGTTTATCAATTTGGGGTTTAGGTAAAAGTTCTTCAAACTTGTGATTAAAAGGGGCTAGATAGACACCGAATTTATCAGTAATGTCTCCGGGAAGATAACCAAGTTTTGAATCAGCTGACTCAACAGCTGAACGAATTAAGACAATATCTGATACTCTACGCTTTTGAAGTAACTGAAGCCCGAGATACATAGAGAGGATTGTCTTCGATGTACCTGCTACACCTTTAAGAAACAAAACCTTACACCTCTTATCAAGGAAAAGTTCTATTAAAGCTTTTTGTTTTTCAGTCCATGGAAGCTCTCTAATACTGAGGTCATAGCTGATCTTCTCCCTTTGAAACACATATGGTGAAGTGTCAGGGACCGGCGCCGTATTGCTCTCGGCTTTGCTGTTATTTACTACTTTAGCTTTACGAGAGCGCTTACTTTTGCTCATCTATTAATATTTATTCTTGCAGTACAGATAAAAAGCTGTATAATTACTACAAATGGGTATGTTCGATCATCTCTACGTAAAAAAGAAGCTTCCATTAACTAAAGAGCTTAAAGCTCTCAATGTTAATTGGGAAGAAATAGACTTTCAGACTAAAGATTTAGACAACGCTTTAGATGCTTACGAGATTACTAAATCCGGTAAACTTCGTCATCTCTGGCAAGAAAGAGAATGGAGAGACGATGATAGTGCTTTCTTAAAAGGGTATTTTGAAGTTATTAAAGAAGAATGGAGAGATGTTGATTTTCACGGTACAATTAACTTCTATACTACTCATACCGACAATAATGATTATCATTGGGATTGGATTAGCGATGACCCGGAGCAAATGTCCTGGGATGATATTGAATTAATTCAGGGTTATGATTGGTGGTTTGAGTTTGAAGCCTATTTCACCAAAGGTAAGCTTGATGATATTAAACTTATTAAAGTCTCTAAAGACCCGATTAGCGAAAGAATTAAAAATAACAAGCTCTGGGCTGAAAAAAGAGCCATAGAGAATAAAAAGCTCTCAAGAAGAATTGTATCGTTTCTAAGAAAATTTAGCTGGTATAGAACTCTAATTCGTTCTACAATTAGAGGGGTTAATAGCTTACACAATGCTCTGACAAAAGTATTGTATAGGCTTTAACAGATCTTTGAAAATTTGGGGGTGTACCGGTTTCGACAGATAGTTGAGACTAAAAGTGCATGTCGAGGTTGATCGATGGCCTCGTTAAAATCGATTAAAAACTAAACGCAAAGGCTATTACCTCTGCTGTTGAAGCTGTTAAGTCCGCTTGGTCTAATGTAGTAGAATTCTTCGCTCCTGAAGAAAACTACTGCTTAATGGCAGCCTAAACCCTAGTATCCAGATCCTCTAAGGATACTTTGATTATAGAGGTTGTTGAATTGTGGACTGTATCAACGTAACAAAAAGAATCCTCCGTATGTAGATGTGCGCTAATGTCTATAGGCAGACTAAAAACTCGGTTAGTATCGCCAAGCAGCCTAAAGTCTTCGTCACCGTATGGTGGCTGAAATGCTAAAGATACTAAAACATGTAGACCTTTTAGAGCAAATTATTTGGACAGGGGTTCAACTCCCCTCACCTCCACTTTCAAATTAAAATTTATGTCACCACAAAAAGTAAACAAACTAGTAATGCAAGGCCGTCTCGTTCCTATTCTTCAGAAAACCGAGGACGGTAAGGTAATGATTTTAGGTTATCGCCGTAAGGGTAATAGTAGAAAGAGTAATCAGGTGATTCAATTTGCCCAGCCTCAAGAAGTACCAGAACTGTCTCGTACCTTGGCTAACCCTTCCGTGCCTATGCCGGCTACTGTGACCTTACCTGAGCCGGTTACTCTAGCTTAGATCTTAGCTCAAAAAGCTTAATAATGAGTTCCCCCAGCTCATTATACGTCTCTGAGCGCTTTGAGTCTTTAACAATCTCGAGACTCCAGGGCATAGCTTCATAGTCCTCTTTTGTAGGCTCTGACTTCTCTTCGAGATATTGCTGTATGAGACTATTAAAAGACATTTCAATTATTTATATCCTTAATAAATAATATATCTATATGTCTGATTACTTTCTCAATAAGATTTACGACTGCTTATTACAAGGTCAAGATCCCAAACTAATAACTGAACGTACAAGTATAACCGTTTCAAGTACAGATAGCCCTGAGCCTAAAACATATACATTAAGTGATAGTTATTATAAAAAAGTATTACAGCCTATTTTACAAAACTCAACACAAGAAATATCTTTAGAAGTAATCTTAGAGAGATGCAAACAGGCAGGCATTTCTGAAGAGACTGATGATGTGATGCAACCTGAGGTTCTAGGCTTTTTCAAATATATTAAGGATAGCACTGACGTTAATAGAGCTATTGAGATATTAAAGTCACCTGAAATGATGACAAAAGTTGGTCAGACATTCCTTGGTAAGGTGGGTAGCTCAGAGCGTTTTAATTTTATTAATTTACTTGACGAAATTTACGGTGGTAACTTCGAATTTAATTCATATCTGATTAACACTGTTAAACCTGCTATGGCAAGAACAGCAACTAGAGGTGCTCCAGGTCCTGGTGAAGCCTTTTTAGCCTTCTTTTATAATGGTACAAAACCAGAAGTAGGCGACTTAAAAATTAATGGTGTGCTTTGTGAGCTTAAAAAACAAGAAGGTCGTATTGGTAAAAACATTATACCCGCTCAAGGAGTTAACCTCAAAAAGATCTATACCGGCAAAGCAATGCCAAGACAAGATGTAGCTGTTGATATAACCGCTTTAGAGGGATTAATGAGTCAATACAAACTTGCTACATTCGGGGATTTAATTCTCGGTAAAGATCAATGGACAGGTATGTCAGGTGTTGAAGATACGTCTCAGTTTAGCAGTAACTTCTTTAATCAAAGATTAGATAAAGTACCTCTCATGAAAAGAAATGAGCTAGGACAAATAATCGGGGCAATGCATTTAACCGATTACATTAAAAAGGTTGAAGAATTTAAGTATATTATAATCTTTAAAGAGAATGGTGATAGTATAGGCTTTGATGTATCTATTATTGGTAATGATCCTGAACAGCTCTCCAAAACATTAAATAGCAAAGGCATTTATTTCAAATATAAAGGTGAAGGTGGTAGCTTATTTGATGCTGCTGGAATGATGATTACTTTACAATGATCTCTCTAAAAGAATACATAAATGAGAAAAAGTCTATCCACGATCCTGTTCGTCCTGGAATCTTAAAACGTCAGGTAAAAGGTAAAATGACCTGCACAAAAGCTAGAGCTATAAAATCTAAGCAAAAGAATAAAGGTAACAATACTGCTAAAGCTGCTCAGCGCTTTCTTAATTATCATTGTCAATAAATACTTTATGTGACTGGCTTCGAATTTAACGAAGACTTAAAAGACTGCTGCTTACTTCTAGGAGCAGAAACAGCTGTTACAGCATTCTTTAAAAACGGTGTTACTATAATGCCTGATCCGTTTTATGAAACTCATATAATATTCCCTAGAGAATTTAAACCTGAAGATGTGGCCTTAGCTGTTAAAAGTATCCGAACAGGTCTTAATCAATTAGAGCAAAATAAGATAGAATGTACCGATATAGTAATGGAATCTAAGAAAGGTATATTAAGATTAATTTACTCTATATTCTGTTCTGAAAAGAAGTTTACAACAAAGCAGTTGAAATATATCGAAGATTAAATAAGATTTATATATGTCACTTAAAGAACCAGAAATCGAGTCAATTGTTGATCATGCTGTCGATGAAATCCTATCAGAAGTATTCAGTGGAGAGTTTCACGACATTAGCGATATTGAATACGCTTTAAATTATCTTAAAGAAAAGATAAAAGGTTTAGAGCCCGAAGACTTCGAAGAGTAGTATTAGAGTCCCTTTAGATACTGGGAAGTATTAGGCTCTTGAGGCTTAACTGCATTAGGCATCTCTGATGGTGTTTCACCTACTTGTTCGGGTGCTGTTTGTCCAGCTTGTTGCTGCTTTTGCTGTTCAGCGGCAATAAATTCTGCAATTTCATTAATCGATGACTCTTCGTGGGTGTTATTAATCTCTTTTACTGTGTTACCTGAAGGAAGCTCTTTAATGATAACAGAAAGGTTATTAGGTACCTTTTGATCTGAATCAAAAACAAATTCGATTTTGTAAGATAAGTTACCGTCTTCATCGATGAAATTGTAGTAACCGTCTTTAACAATCTGCATAGACGTTTTACGGACATCTTGTCCGGGCTTAATCATGTTGCGCTGTTTAAGTTGTTGTATAAACAATACAGCATAGTCGTAGAAAGCCGGGTCGTTGCGATCCTCTACGTTAAATTCGTTTAATAACTGATCTACTAATTTATCAAAAGTGTCCATTATATATTATTTATTAAAAATTACAGATAAGCAAACTGAAAATGCATCCAGTCAAAGTTACGTGCTCTACCTAAACTCGTGCCACCCTCTTCTTCAACAAATTTCCAAAACGGATTATAAACGGATTTTGCAAAAGTTGCTTTATCTTTACCCCATTTAAGCTGATTGTTATCAGGATCTACATCGCATGCCGCGCCCCAGGAATGAATTGACCAAGCTGATCCTCCGCGCATTCTGCGAACGTTGACACAACCACCAAATAAGTCTAATCTTAGCTTTTTAATTTCAGCTTCTCCGTAGTGCTTTAAAGTCTTTTCGAAAACATTATAAAAAGCCTTAGCACACTTCTGGTTACAAGACATCTTCTTAATGGTAGCATTCTTATCCCAAGCTAGTCTCATAACATAAGGCAGTTCTAAAGAGGTCATATTCTCGCCAACCGGCCCGTAGAAGTTACACATTGAAGTATAATCTTGTTTAGGCCATTTTTGAGATAATGGAGTATTATTTGAAACGTTAGTTACAAAAGCCCATGTCTTTGGCCCTACTTCACCGTCTGGCTTTAACCCGTTCTTAAGTTGAAACTTTATAGTTTCTCTTTCTGTAGCAGGACCGAATGCGCCATCTACATAAGGAATCTTGTAACCAGCAGATTGTAAAAATAACTGCCACTGCTTTACTTCTTCATTTACATCTCCTTTTTGTAAGATTTTCATTGCTGTTGTTCTCCGTAACTAAAGACCCAATCAAGAGGGGCATATGATGGATCGTCTTTAAATTTATTAGCGTAAACTATTGTCTGCTCTTCTATAATCTTTTCTTCTCTTTGCTCAGAAGTTAACAGCGAATCTAAATTAGTACTTGAAGAACTACCATACTTAAAGTCAATGGCTGCCTGAACCCCTATATAAGAAGCGACGATGATAGCAACTATTTCAACTGTCTTAGTAAAAATTGTAACGTAACCGGCTATAAGCTCATTTTGAGCTGGTAGTAAAAATAAAATAGCAACAGATACAAGATAAAAAAACAACAGACCAATAAACGATGAAAAAGCTAAAAAGAACTTCTTTGACTTAAAATGATTCTCTTTGCGTAAAGAATCTTGTAACTCAATAGGGGTGCCTGGTGGTACTCTATTTGAAGAGAGAAACGAGGCTGCATTCTTCGCTATATTTGTAACTGACTCCCACATTCATGATTATTTATGCTGCCTCTTCAAATGAATTTTGCAGTAATAAACTTTCATCAATCTTCTTCTTAGGTTGGAGGTGGAGCTGTTTGAATTGCTCGGCTCTCTGAATTAAATTGCCCTTACCTTCTGACAATTGAGTCTTAGCTTTCCCGAATGCCGAAGAAGCCTTCTCAAGGGCATCTCCAATATTGACAAACGAATCACAGAACCCGGCAATCTTATCATAGAAGTTAGAAGCCTCTTTAACAATCTTATCGGCCATCTTCTGCTGTCCATCTCTTTGCCAGATGTGATGTACCATCCGCAATGCAGGAATAAGGGACGTAGGAGACATAAGCACAATGCGCTTCTTATAAGCATACTGCCAGATGGAAGGATCCAGTTGCATAATCTGCATATAAGCACCTTCTACAGGAACAAATAACATTACAAAGTCAATTCCGAATGGATACAAGTCTTCATAGTTCTTATTTGAAAGACCATCAATATGAAGCTTAATAGACATCATGAGATCCTTCTCGGCTGCCTTCTGATCAGCAGAACTTGTAGCATTCATTAAACGCATAAACGAAACCAAAGATACTTTTGAGTCAATAATTACGTTCTTGTTATCAGGGAACTGCACCACGACGTCCGGGCGATAAGCTGTACCCTCGTCATTCCTTGCATGTCCTTGAACGGTGAAGTGAACCCCTTCAATGAGCCCGGAAGTCTCAAGGAGAGTCTGCAATACCATTTCACCCCAATCACCTTGTGCTCTATTCTGTCCAGTGAGAGCTGATACTAAGTCCCGAGCCCGTTCAGAGAAGTCTGTCTGATACTTCTGTAATTCTTCAATTGAATTGAGAAGCGATGACCGGGCCTGAGTCTCACGGTCTGCGGTCTCAGAGACGTGCTGTCTGAGGGTATTAAGCTGATCTTGGATTGGATCTAAAGCATACTTTAAAGTCTGGACAGATTGGTCTTGAGAGGCCAAATACTGATCCTTAATAGCCTGTGCTGTATGCTTCTCGAGCTGAGTTGTAATATCTGTGACAACTTCAATCTGGTCTTGTAATGCTTTATTACGTTCTTCCAAACGGGCGCACTCTTGAAGTAAAGTAACTTTATAAGAAGTAAGTTCTTCGTTTTGCTTCTTAAGCTCTGTTACTTGTTCTTGTAAAGGAGCTGAATTAACTTTATAAGCTTCTATTTGTTCTTGAAGAAGTATTACTTGCTGTTGACAGCCCTGTCCTTGCTGGTAGAAATATACAGCTCCGGCAACGGCTCCCAAGAGCATTAATGTTAAGATAAATGTCATGGAATTAATTAGAACTCAGTCTAACTAATTGCCATTATTCATTTGCTGTAATTCTTTTAAAGCCTGTTCAAAAGAAACAAACTCCAAATCAAGTGCAGCCTGCCCTTGTTCTAAAGGCTCAGGTTTAACAATCTCATGCATTCGGGCAAAGACGTCTTGTTCTAGTTTACGAACTTGAGGGTCGCGTTCTATGATAGGGGGTGCAGCTGAACCTATAGAAGGCAACCCTCCAACCGCTTTACCTTTGACTGATTGTGAATAAATGTCTCCGAGAGACATTAGAGGAAGAACCAGACAAGAGCTGCAAACAATCCAGCCCCGCCTACGGGTACCAGTAAGCTATATGGAGGAGGAACAAAGCCCATAATCTGTAAACCTAGTAACACCCCAACGGCAGCAGCAATAAGAGCAGCAATAGCTTTCAAACGATGATAACGCTTAACAGCACTATTATACTTCTCCATAAACTTCTGGGCTTCAGCCTGTTGAATAACACCCCACTCTTTAAGAGCATCAGCTGACTTTTGAACCTCTACTGTCTTAGCTTCTGCGTTTTTAGTTTGTTGTAAAGCTTTATCAAGAGAGGCTTTAAGCTTTGTATTCTCTTCTTTAGCAGCTTTTAATTCAGCAGCAATGCCCTTCACAATCTCTCTACCTTCGTTGATAGTAGGTTTAGGTGTTGGCTTAGCAACAGCTACTGGTGTAGGTTGTGATTTAGGTTCTTTCTTTCCAAAGGGCCAGGCCTGAACGGTTGAGGTTAAAAAAAGAACCGCAATGAGAGGTAGGATGTATTTCATATTAAGGTTTGATTACGTTTTTGTTTGCTTGTTGTGCCTCTTTTTCAATTTGTTCAAGAAGAGCGTCTAGCTTTTCAGCTAAGGTTAAAGCTTTGTCGATCTTTTGTGCTACAACTGTATTCTGATCTCCAGCCTCTTTTAATGTTTCTTTTGTTTCAGTTAAGGATACAATAACTTGAGCCGTTGATACAGAAGGTGGTGGCGTCTGCTTGGTTGTAGCACACCCAGCACTCAATAAAAGTGCCAATAAAAGAATATGTTTCATAAAAGTAATTATGTTACTTTGCTGACTTATCTACGGAAATTGCAGAAATATAACCTGATAACAGAAGAGCTTCAGCTCTTAATTGATCGTACACTTCATCCGATACAAAACCATCCCTCTTAACAAAATCTACACCAAAAATGCCGATAAAATCTGATTCTAAGCATTTAATAGGGAAGAGGTAAACTGTTTGAACACCTCTAGTCTCCCAGAACGATCTTAATGCATAATCCTCTTCGGTGTAAACATCTATATTAACTCCAGTTGCATCAGCATCCGTTAACCTTTGAAGCACCGGAGATAAAAATGAAACCGGCAAATTCTGCATCTTCATTATATCGGCAGCAATACCTGGTGCAGTAGATTCGAAGGTTATGGACATCTTCTTCATGGACTTGTTGCCAGGCCAAAAATTGCCTCCATTATGAAATTGAGCTATCCAAAGTCTATCTAAATTATACTTTTGCTGAAGTTGATTAAGGGAAGTATTAACTTTGTCTTGAATTTCTAAAGCATGCTTAAATTCTGTTTTACGTCTTTCAAGCTGTTTATCTTTATGAAATAATTTATGTTTGATCAAAACAAGCAGAACCGGTCCAAGAATACCTGTTAAAAATGCTATCATTAACGGAATGAAGTGGATATATTCTGGAACCATAGATACTGCTTCGGCTATAAACAACATAGATGTTGATATTATTTATTCTAGAAGAGATGCATAAATATATATAGAATGTCATCAAGATTACATAATAAGTGGCATAGACATAACCACCACACTGCTCCAACAGCGGATATAAATTTACCGGATTCCGGGCATGATCCTATAGCATCTCATGACTCGCCATTTCAAGGAGACTTTGTATTAAATGGAGCATTATCCGCATCAGGTAGCGCGCAGCTTGCAGGAGATACTGCTTTAACTCTTCGAAGTAACAATCTATCTTTATCTGCTACCGGTAATGCAACAATAGATGGAGTAACTACAGTCAGTAATGTCGTAGTAAAAACTTTACTACGCTTTGATCCGGTAACGTACCCTTCCCGCACTTTCGGTAGTGAGGTAACCCATACAGGTACATACTTAGAGGTTAATATAGATAATCAAAGTTATTATATTCCTCTGTGGAAGGCATCCTAAAAGTAGTATAAACTATATAGGTGTCCAAAAAGAAACACAAACTACCTCTTCCTCGAGGGGTCTATGCATTTACAAAACATCGGAGAGGTGACTTTATACTTTTTATAAAAGAAGACTCTGAAGTTCTAGAATTTATGCAACTTCCAGATCGTTATCAGATCTGTTTAACAAAAGAAGAATTCTCAGAAGGACTTTCAATTAAACTTTTAGACTTTGTAGAACAGATACCGGAAGAGGTATTCGAAGTAGCGGCAGCAAATATAGAAACATTTCAAAAAAGTTCTTGACCCTTGTAAATATATCCTATAGATTCAGAACGTATGAAACACAAAGCACAAGAAAAAGTATCCGAAGCAAATATTGAACAGATGTCCTTATATGAACTCTGCCGTTGGTCAGCACTCGAAGAAGCTATTAACCTTATTGGCGATAAATGTGAAGAGCGCGGAATGGACTTTGAAAAGGTTCAATTAAACCCTCTCGACATTATGACTTACGTCGACGGCCAGACAGATAAAATTTATGAAAAAGTTAGTACAAAAATTGAAACAACTTAATAGTCCTGCTCTTGTAATTATAGGTCTCTCCTTGCTCTTTACAGCTGTAGTAGCAGCTGTGGTAGGGCTTGGCGGGTACCTTCTTACTGGATCCTTTTGGGGCTTCTTTGCTTTAGCTTTCGGTATTCAATTTGTAGCCTTTGCTATTGTTAATACCTATTTGCAGAGGAAAGATACCATTGAAGGAGCTAGGATTGTAAATGAACAGTTAGAAGCTCTCTCGAAATTCACTATCCAACTAGCCTGTGCGTACTGTAAACAGCCCAATACAACCCCGATAACTCTTAATCAAGAAAATAGATTTAAATGTGGTTCCTGCAATCAGGTAAATGCTGTTAAGATGCAATTCTTTGCTGCACAGGTCACTACACCGTTACAAAAAGTAATGTTACCGGCTGGAGATGAGAGTATTGAATTTAAGACTTCCCTGTCTTAATCAATCCAAAAGCTGTCCAAGTCCTTTGTTAGGTCTCTGATTAGACCCATTGCAGTATTAATCTTATACTGCATCTTACCTAATTGCTTTAAACGAACTTCGGTTAATGAAGTGACGTTATTGCGCTTGACAACTTCAATACGTTTACGGATCTTATCCATCTCAAAGTAAACGTCAGCTAACTGCTCTTCTATGTTCTCCAATGGGAAGGGTAGTACCTTCTTAGGTACTGGATTAAAGCCTCCCGGTCCTAATAAATTTTGATCTTCGTACATATGATATTATAATAGTATTTATCTATAATTCGGTTAAATACTATACATATGTCTGCAGACTTTAAAAAATACTTCTACCTTTTAGAAAAGACAGAACAAAAACAGCTCGATAAAACTGTTGAATACCTTTCTAAGAAAAAGAAAATACTTCTCATCTCTACTTCTAATAGACCGGAATCGTTAAAGGAAGAGGAAATGCCAAAGTCAATGATGCTGGCAAAGTACATTCAGTCAAAGCTGTCCGATAGAACTTTGCTTATGGATGCTGCGCATATGACAGTTCATGATTGTACGGGCCATGTCTCCTTTAAGAACAATGATTGCGGGGTCAAGGCCGCGACTCTCAAAGATAAAGACAAGAATCCCTCTGGATGCTTACGTTGCTGGACCTCGTTCCACATGAAGGACGATGAACTATGGAAGATTGTAAAAGAACTCCTTGAGTCTGAAGCTGTTATCTTCTTTGGAGCTGTTCGCTGGGGTCAGATGAATGCTGTGTATCAGCGTCTTATTGAACGACTTTGCTGGTTGGAGAGTAGACACACCACTCTAGGAGAAGACAATGTCATTAAAGATATTGATGCCGGTATCATTCTTACAGGCCAAAACTGGAACGGTGAAAATGTATTAAGTGTTCAGAAGCAAGTACTTAAGTTCTATGGATTTAAGGTGCCCGAAGCTCTCTCCTGGAACTGGCAGTTCACCAAAGATAAGTACGATGAATCTTTAAAGTCATATAAACAATCCTTTAAGGGATTTGAAAAAGACTTTGACCTATAGGCAGAATAAATATTAGTATGAAACGGCTTACCAAAAAAGACGTTAAATCTGTCTATAATAGATGTCTGTCTTTGGTAAGAAGAAAGCCATCTGAATTCTTCATCTTTAAGAAATTAAAAATCTGTGGATGGTGCTTATATGACGAAGATGTAGTTATAATTGACCACAGAAAAGATATGCTAAGAACAGCTTATCATGAACTCATTCACTACCTCTATCCGGATTGGTCAGAGTCTCAGGTCATCTATGCCGAATCAAGAGTAGTGAACGGGGTATCGATACTCGATAATGCCCGATTCTTAAAAATGCTTTCAGTTAAAACCTACGAATGTGCGCTAATAAATGAGCGCCGAGCTCGTAAAAAGAAGAAGTACAAAAATGAAGCTCGAGATAACAGACGCAATCGATAAAGGTGATCGAATAGTCCTAAAGATGGACTATGATTGGGAATTTGCAGCTGCGGTTGCTAAGATCTTTGATGTTAAGTATGCTTCAGAAGAAGACATTGAAGACTTTGTAGTTATGGTCTTAGAAAAGATGGGCCCTGAAGACTTAGGAGAGCTGGGAGATTAAGTCAACAAGCGACTGACCTCTAGAGAAAGTATCCTTCCACTTGTCCATCTCCTTAACAAAAGAATAAAACTCAGACTCTTGGCACATCTCTTCGAACTTCTTCATGTCAGCTTTAACTAACTGCTGCTTCTCGTATTGGTCTTGATAGAGCTCAACCTCGCCTTCCTCTTTATAGTAAGAGCCAGTTAGATTAGTGAGAATTAAATTCTTATCAAACTTCTGCTTATCCTCTTCAGATAGCTTTTGAACGATACCGTTATAGCCTTCTTTGCAAAGCTTGGCTGATCTCTGAACCCCGTACCCTTGGATGCCTTCAACGTTATCAGACTTGTCACCGAGAAGAGCTTTGTAGTAATTGTATTCAATAATCTCAACTCCTACCTCTTCTAAAAAGTTAGCGGGTGTAATGAGCTTCTTCTTAATTGGATTGTAGTAATGACAGAAATCATTTACCAATTGAAGTAAGTCCTTGTCAACGGAAACAATAATACTTGATTGAAGCTTCTCTTTACAAAGCCAGGCAATAATGTCGTCAGCTTCCAACACTCCAGGATAGATCTGCTTAATACCTAAGACGGTCAGCCATTTAGAAAGCTCATCATGTTGTTCGTGGATGAGTTTTGACTTATCGTCGTCTCTATTCTGTTTGTACGTCTCTGGTGCCAGCTCTTTACGAAAGTTCGTCGATGGATATTTTAATTTTTTATCCCACGTCACGTAGGTGTTGTTAGGTTTAAATTTCTCTTGTAAAGCCTTTATAGATTTAAGGAAAAGGTATATAGGGCCTGTCCATACACCTTTAGAATTAACAAGTTTATGGCGTGTTTCAGCGATCCAATATGTGCGCCAGAGGGCGTTACTACCATCCACTACTAAATTATTCATACTATTAGTATAGAGGTAAAAGAGTTTAAGTCAAGAGTTGATTATATTTAGTTTGATAGTATTATGATTGCATGACATCAAAAGAAGACTTGGTTAATCTTTTAAAAAGTAAGGTCGTTACAATTAAGTTTCGAAAAAAAGATGATAGCATCCGTAAAATGGTCTGTACTCTATCGGAAGACTATCTCCCTGATCCGGAAGAAATAATTGAAGGCCAGGAAAAGAAAAAGAAAAAAGAAAATCCTAATACTCTTCCGGTATGGGATCTAGAAAAGCTAGCTTGGAGATCCTTTCGAGTTGATTCTGTGGTGGAATACGAATCAAACTTTTAATAATTAGACTATTATGGCAGAACCTACTATATTCCAAGTTAAACCAGAACAAGTCGGGGGCAAAGACATTATGGACTTCCTTCGTCAGCAAATTGCACATCAATTTAGTAACAATTATGAGATTGTTAATGAGCAAACAATGAACAGGCTTGTTTCATATTCTAAGACACCTCGGCGCATTGTATCTTTTCTAGTAGAAGCCGGAGGGCAGTCACACTCCCTCTTCTTTGATACTACGGACTGCTCGGCTGCTACGAACATTAATTGGCTTGGTCATTAATGGCTAACGAATTTATCCGAGCTGCAACAGCAACTTTAAAAGAGGTTGCTAGTACTATGCAAGAACGAGGTGGTCAGTATAGTGATTCCTGGGGTGAAGATGCTATTTGGCTTCTTACAAAAGCTCTTGTGAAGAAATATACCGATAAAGATTTATCAGAAGAGGAACTAGCCTGTATCGGTTTAGCGGTCTTTATTGATCAGAAGTACTCTCGCTTCATTGGCGGTTACAAGCACGATACAGCTCTAGATTTGGTTCCTTACTTGGCTGCCTTAGTCGATAAGGTCAAATAATTCTGTTTCTTCTACAAATTGAGCTGATAGTTGAGGAAATGCTATTAGAGCCTCTTCTTGGGTATTAAAAACTTCTAAGAATGGTTGTCCTGTAGCAAAGCAATTCTGGGGCTGTACTTCAGAGAGATGAAATATATCATTTCCGTTATGTGCAACAACCCATTTAGCAGTTTCTGGATAGTTTAAGAATGGCATAAAATAATTTATTCAGGCCCTCCATCAGTTATAGACCAGCCTCGGCCTGTAAGATAAGCATAAGCGGTTGTACCTTCAGCATTACGTTTTGAGTTGCCTCCATGAAATGTGACATTTAAGTTAGTATTTGTGGCTGATATGGAAGTAAGTATAGAAGACCAAGTCTGTGTAGGTAGAGTAACATTTAAAAAACAATTAGTGCCACCTGTAGTTGCTACTTTTGAAAATGTATCTATATTAAATTCAAAGACCGATAATGATATACAGTTACTCCACGTGTTACTAAAATTAGTTACATTTGGGCAACTAATAGGAGGAAAAGAGGTTAGAGACAAACAACTCAACCAAGCATTTCCTAATGTAGTAGCATTTATACAGGTAATAAGAGGGAAAGTGTTAAGGGATGAACAGCTATTCCAGGCGCTAGAAAAATTAGTACCTGCAGATAAATTTAAAGGCGGAAATGAAGTGAGAGAAACGCAACCTTGCCAAGTAGAAATAAGAGTAATTGCACGACTTAAATTTAAATTTGGAAAGTTTCTTAAAGATCTGCAATTACCCCAAGTGTTGGTGAGGGTCAAGCTTGAACCTCCAAATTCTATATCCGGAAATGATAATAAAGAAGTACAATTTACCCAGGCTGATGCAATATTATTAGCACTATTACATGTAATCTTTGGAAATGTTGTTAATGAACTACAGTTTTGCCAGGTACCTATAGCACTACCTATACTAAAAGTTACAACATTTTTAAAATTTATAGCAGGAAATGAAGTAAGAGAAGTGCAACCAAACCACGCCCCTGCGATATTCGTAGCTGTATCAGGAATTTCTATCAAGGGAAAGCTTTGCAAACTTGTACATCCCCGCCATGTTTGAGAAAAACTAGTACCTCTTAGACTACTAATAGCAGGAAATTCTGTTAGCGAAGAACAATTTTGCCATGCAGTTGCAAAGTTAACCGCGCTTGGAAATACACCTGCTGTAAATTTTCTTAAATTTATACACCCTTGAAAAGTAGTATTAAACTGAGTAAAATGGTTATCGTCGTTTATAATAGCTTTTATCACCCTTTCTCTTACATTAACAGAGGCAAAACCCATATATGGAAACCCGGAAAGAGGTGCACCAGATATATAAACATTATAAAGTTGATTTGATACTGGGTAAGTATGAGTGAATGGCAATGCACCAGTGCTAGTAGCGGTAAGATTTTCTACGATATTATCACCCCAATCAACTAAAAAATTATAAACAGTATTATTTAGTGTACCTATAAAAAACTGATCGGTAGGAGCCGTTTTACTTGTATCTATAGTAAGGGTTACAGGGTAATTTCGTTCAGGAAAGACTAGTTTATCATCTTTATAAAGACGAAGAACTGGCTCATTGTCAAGGTAATAATTGTTATCTGTTAATAGCATATTAGACTACTACGTATAGGGTGCCGGGTAATTTAACGGTTAAATTGTTATAAGTTTCTAAAGATAGTGAAACAATATTTTGAATAGTTGAAAGTCCGGTAGTTGGGGTTTCAAATGTTGTATTACTTCGTACAAGATCAGATGCTGAAGTTTGCTGATAGGCAGAATTCCAATTACTTGAATTACCTTCTTGAGCGTATACTGTGCTAGAAGCTGAAATATTGCCAAATACTGTTAAACTATTAATACCTGAAAAAGTATTTGTAATAGTTAAAGCAGATATTTGTACCCTATTTGTTGAAAGATAATTTGTAACTGTAGGAAGTATATCGGCTGATTCTTCCCAGGTTGCAGAATTAGCTTGTATAAGACTATAAGCCTGGGACCATTCCTGAGAAGTCTTATAATTCTTAGTGCTAATTAAACCCGTAAAAGTAGTGTCCTGTAAAAAAGGAACATTCATCAATAGTATTTATGGGATTAGCCTTGATCTTCAGTCCAAGACATTCTAGCCCGACATACAGCATTATAGTTTAAACCGCCATCTAATGTTTTGACACTAATTGTTACGACGTCGGGGCCATCCGGAAAAGGGAAATCCCCGCCGAGAATACTGTTTGTTAACTCTCGTACAACTTCAATGTTAAAGTCTTTGCATGTTTGATAGTTAGAATTAATAGGAGACTCCGGAGATACAAAGAACGAAGCAATGAGATCTCCACCGGTGCCCTCCACTTCAAACGAACCATCAACAGAATGGTCATAGTATTGTGCTATACTTCCATTGGCTACAAAATTCCAGGCTGATAAATTCTTAAATAAAGTTTGTGGCTCGCAATTAACTCTTACATTAATTTGTAAGGGATTGTTAGTGACAATGCCTATAGTTTGTGGTTTAAGGGTGGAATGATTTACTAAGCTTCTTTCACCGAGTTTACCTATAATACCATAGTCAACAGAAGGTGCTAGACGAACAGACAATAAAGCTTTATCTGCTGACATTGCAGTTAGGGAGGTTTGATTAGACCCCGTAAAAAGATAAGACTTATCCTCGTTAAACTCTCCGTCCATCAACGCTGCTACACCCCAGTGACTTAAAGCAGGTGAACAGTTTTGATTATAAGAAGCATATTGATCCCCAGCATTATGATTTTTAGCACCTGAGGTTAAACCCCCGACATTTCTTTGATTAAAGTTTAGAACTATTCCTCCTGATTGTGTGCTACCTTTTGTATAGTTTATGTATTCGTTATTTATAACAATACGGCCTTTAGGTGGTAGCATATTAGCGTCGGTTTGAGATATTAAACCTGATGTAGAGTTTGAACTTATAGCTGTTAGGAAGGTACCGGTCTTTGAAATACTAGATATTTCAAAACGTCCGGGAAGGTTACCTGAACGCATGTGAGCCTTAATATTTACGTTGTTATTATAAATTTCGTGAAAGTAAATTATCTTACCATTTACAGCTCTGATACCATAACGGATCTTCCCGGCACCGTACCAGGAGTAATCAATAAACATCATCTGCATTTTATTGAGATTGAGTACATAACCAGAAGGCCCTGCGCCATCAAGTTTATCAAGATTAAATTCAGATTGAGGTATTCTCAATTCTTCTGTTTTTATAACTTTTAAACCTGTAGCATTCTGACCACGATAAACAGGGGTTACAGTAGCTGATAAATTATTAACAATTGATCCTACCTGATAAGACATTCCTTGTATTGATATAAAATTATTTTCGTCTAATTGTGTTTTAAACTTAGTAAATCCATCACTACTTACAATCCAAGGAGAACCATTTACAACTCTTACTGTTCCTGCTAGAGGTGTTGTAGTTTGTCGTTTTACAGCATAAAATTGTTTACCATCATATTCAAAAAACATTCCGTTCTGATCATCAAAAAGACCTGTTCTTACTGTGGCATCATTCCAATTTTGTACTTCCACGTAAGCAATACCACCGGGAGATAAGTCTGTTGTTGGGAAAGGATTAAATTGAGCATTTACCGGAATTTGTACACTAAAGGTTTTAGAATTTAAAACTTTATTAACAACAAATGTCTTATTATATGGATTAGTTTCATTTGAAGATAATACAAAGCCAAATGTTTTTATGGTTACCCCTTGTTTATGGGAGTCAGGAGCAGCAAAGCCATGATATTGTTCTGTTGATATAACGAAGTCGTAGTAAGGGTAGGTGGCAGAATTAGCAGTATAAAGGGTTTTGTCAATATAAGCATTAGTAACTTCATAAACCGGTCTAAACAAGACACCGGTTGAAAATTGCATTGATTTACCAGACTGATACTTAAAGTACTTTCTGGTTTGACGCATTATGCGAGCATTAGGAGCTGAGGTACCTGGATTAATTTGTACACCACCGTCAAAGAATCTATGAACCGCTACACCTTCGGTTCTGGCATATACTGCCCCTGTTGCAGGCACTAATAGAGTTGATGTTGAATAATTAGAACCAGTTAAAGTCTGATAGATAACTCTATAATCATCTCTTACCGCAGATACTTCAAAACTACCCGACCAAGGAACAGCTGATAGTCTATAGTCAACCACTGTGAGAGGGGTTCCTATATAAAGGTTATGAGGGTTTGCAAATTGAATTAACGCTGCACTCGTTCCAGCAATTGAAGATACACCAACAATAGGTATATTGGCATTTGTATAGAAGCCACCAGTGTAGAGTGCAGTATATTGCGTTTTTTGATCACCTACTAATGCTGCAGGAGATTTAGTAACTACTTGAAAAGAATATTGAGATAATACTGCTGTTATAATATAAGCCCCATCTACGTAAGTGGTGTTAGCTGTTTCTTTTAACACTACAGAATCCCCTATTTTGAAAGGAGAACGAGGCAATTCATTTACTGTTACAGTTACTGATCTATTACCAATGCCTGAGGGTAGTATAGAAGTTATTTGATTTGAAGTAAATGCTGGTTCATTAGCTCTTGCATATACCCCTGGATAGTTATTACAGAGAGTTAAGAATTCCCATTTTGTATTTTGCAAAGAATACTCAAAGTCTGTATCGATAAGACTTTGCGGATTAGATACTCGTAATTTTTCTACAGCATCTCTATCACGGTCAGAAAACGTAATTCCATTTTCGACCATGTTCTGTAGATAGCCTGATTCTCTTGTGTATGGCATATGTTGTTTGACCCTTGTGAACCGAGCCTGCCCACTCGCGTGGCTTGTTATATAAAGTACTGGCGTCGCAACATGTTCTATAGTTTTCACTACAGGTTGGACTATATCTTCAAATATTTTTTATTTGTCGGACGCTCTTGCTGGTTATTAAGACAAACCTTTTTGTCTCCAGTAGTCTCTACACCTTCCATAAAATGGTTTATGGCTTGGCTCGGGATTGCCATCTCTACAACGCAGAGGAAGGTTTCCCCGAATTCATCCGATTAGGGCCTTTGTTTGTTTATATTATTTTATTCTAATGCTGTATGTCCTCCTCTATCATATTTAGTAGTAATTGTTTTAGTTCTTTGACACCAAAGTACTTTATCATACCCGCCAACACCAGTATCTTCTTCTAGTATACCTATTCTATAAACTCTCCCTTTATTACTTTTTGTTCTAAAAGGTCTAGGTGTCCACCAATCCATATCACTTATTTGGTCAAGAGGTATACCAAAATTTAGCATACCTTTATAGGAGTCTACATTCCAAAGACCAGAATCAAAATAATTTACCCCTCTTTTATAATTTTTATTAGAAACAAATTTCCACATAACTTCAACAAAGACTGTATCATAGTGTTTAAGGTTAACTCCTGCAAAGCATTTATTAAGATAATCATCTGTAAGACAATCTGGTCTACCTTCAGGTTTAACGGCATAGTGCTTTGAAGCTGTACCTAGACCATAGCCATTATCAGTCCATAGTTGTCCACCATCATTATTATGCATTGACATCTGAGGTGTATTATTATTAGTAATACAATCTCCTCCTACTTCCGTTTGATTATATAAACACCACTGAGTATTGTCCCAGTAAAGATAATCATCTTGAGAAAGAGTCATGCCTATATTGGGGCCAATGCTTGTTACTCTATAAAAATAATTAGAATTTCTATCTTGTCTAATATACAAACCGTTTCCATAATCCCAGCCATCAAATCTTACGCCTTCTATATAATCATAGTCTAGTTCTTGCCATCTATGATAGAACATATGCTTTCTAACTCCATAGTTCATATCTTTATTTTTAATAGGCCATTTGTTAAGATTTTCTATGTCATTGTTGTTATACCACTGTATAGGTGTAGCAACAAGGGTAGCTGGTAATTGAGGTGTTTGAGTAGTATAGGGATTAGAAATATAAGTCCAAGACACCTCGTTTATAGTTCCTGCATTAGGTAGAGTGTTTGTTGTTGAAGAGGAAAAACCATTAGCGCTAAGAGCAGGCATAGGGGCACCAGCTGCAGGGGCAGGAGCTGTTTCCCAAACCCATCTACTATTTGCACTGTCATAACGAAACTGATTTAAAGGCCCAGTAGACCATACGTCTTCACCAGCTGTATTCTTGCCTCGAAAAGTAAAATTAGAATTAAACAACTCTCCTTGATTAGTAACGTTAAATTGTATTTTTAAATTAGTGCCAGCATTTTTACTAGTAAAGCCTCCATTTCTTTGACCTTTTCTTGTAGCCAAATAAACAAATTTGCCCCCTTCATATCTAAAAACATATCTTCGTAAAGCTGATCTTCTAGGTCTGCCTTGTTTTAACATATAACTCCCGTTAATGCCTCTATTTCCATGTGCAGGGTACTGGGCAAGCTGACCAGGCCAAATAGTTATATCCTTGCCCTTATAAATAGGAGGCAAAGGTTGGCTTAATTCACTGTCTGTAAATAATCTTGAGTCGTTCATAGTTAAATTTCGTCAATTTGTATTGTTTTAGAAAATAAAGTTCCAGTTTCAACCTGTGCCCAGGCTTTAACAAAGTAAGTTGCATTACTATTTAAAGTGTATGTAATTGGGCCAACTGCATTACTACCAAGAAAACGAAACAAATAAACATCATCTTCTAAATGAATAGGGTTATTACCAATAACAAACTTATTAGTTGTATACATACCTTTGTACATTAATTTTATTTTTCCTTCATTGGAATCACCTGCTTGTATCCACATAAATCCGGAAGCAATTACTGGGGATTTACAAATTATATTGGTTGCTAATATTGGATAGTCGTTTTCATCTCGAGAAAATGAAGGAGTTTCAACAATAGGTTGATAAATTCTTCTTACTGATCTTAAGCCATTATTGTTATAGGTATAATAGTCTTGATACAAAAGCTTTTTAGGTTTTCTTTGACCTGCTAATTTACCTGTTCCGCCAGAACCGATATAACTGCGTTCACTGGTTTGCCTCAAATGCGGTACATCTCCTTGATAAACATTTCTATAAAGCAAACGATCTAAGTGATCATAAGTGTATGTCACTTTACCTTCATTGGGTTCTGGTCTGTTTTCGTCTATAATCATTTTTAGTTATTTATATCCCTCGCCAATGCACTGTCAACATTATATCATTATTACCGGGTGTATGGGTCACTGGAGTTAAACTATTTCTAACATATAAATTTTCACCGTAAAAGCCTTTCGAAAACTCAATATTAAAATTTTCATTTGCTTTTATTAATTGAGTAAAACGACTTCCAGGGCCTTGTGGTGCATCTTCAATTTGCAGGTACTGATCGTAACCAGCATAAGAAATACCCTGTATACTAAAAATTCTTCCTTCCCCTATATAAACACTACTTGTTAATTGAGATACAGTTTGACTGAATTCAGCAGAGTTTAAATATATGGTGTTATTACTAATACTTGTTAAAGTACTTTCAACATCATTAATATAACCTTCAATTTGATCTACTGAGCCTTCTATGCCATCAGTTTGATTTATAAGAGTTGTTAGCTTTGTATCTATACTAGAAAGTCTGGGATTAGTAGAACTTACATTTTGATTTATTGTAAAGAGCTGCCCAGTTAACTGGGTGTTTAAAGTTTGTACCTGACCTGATAATTGATTATTAAAAGCTAAAACTTGACCTGTAAGCTGTCTATTAAAAGTTACTAAATTGTTATTTGTTGCTGTAATACTAGCATTAACAGTTCTTGTTAAACCTTCAAGTTCATTTGTATTTACATTAACCGAAGATATATCAAAGTTAAAAGTGTCTTGTTTAGCAGTTAAAGCATTTAATAAAACATTAGTATTATCTATTTTAACTTGTACTGCGGTAAGAGAAGCTTCGGTAGCAGGTACTGTATAATCATCAATAAAGATTTGTAACCGGTCACTATCTGACATTGAGGTAGTGTTATACAACAAAGTAAGAACATTTCCTGCAAGAGTACCACCTGCTGTAGGATCAGCAAAATTATAAATTATAACATTATCGGTAACGTTGGTTATAAGAAGAATCTGATCAAGCCTTAAAGACGGGTAGTTTGTAAGTGTAATTTGCTTTGCACTGGCTGAAAATGTATAATTTGTTACAAGAGTCTTCACTGTTTAATATTTATAGAGCAATTGAGTAGGCAAGGGCCTGGGTTTTAGTTATTAAGTTATCTAAAGTAATTGTGTTGCCGTTAGATATAGAAATTTGGATAGAAGAAGGAGTATAAGACAGAGTTTGAAAATCGCTATCCGAAGAAAGATAAGCCCAGAGATCAGTTTGAGCAGATATCGTGCCTATAATAGATCCCCACTGAGATAAAAAGTCTATAACATTTACATTTACATTGTCTCCAACACTGCTAACACTGACAGTTACGTTCTGAGCTGGCTGTTCATCAATGTTAATAACAACCCGATCTGTAAATGGTTCGACTCTAATTGCAGAAGCAGCTGCAAATATAGTAACGTCATAAGCAGTTAAAGTAGGAACAAAATTAAACGAAACACTAACCGAGCTTAAAGTAATGACTTCAATAGCCGGGTAAGCTAAAAGATTGGTCTGTGTATCTCTAACTGTAACCGAAACATCTTTAGTACCTAGATTGTGTGGTACAGTAAAAACATTATTAATCCCGTCGCCTATATTTGTAGAATAGGTAACAAGATCAGTTGCAGTAGTGTAGTTAAAAAAACAATCAGACATTCAATTATTCAGTAATATCAGGTGTTATAGTCCAGGTACCAGAAAAATATGTTTTAACAACTCCATTAGGATATGTAACTTGAAGATCGTATATATAAGTGCCGAATGGTATTTCGATCTTCTTAGGTGGAAATTGTATTAAACCGCCTGTAGGGTTAGTAATAACAATACCTCCATTATTTGTTGAAAGAGTTAATACTGTTGGTGTATCTACTTTTTGCCGAAAATCAGCTTTAATTGAAGCACCTGTTAAATTTGCTGGTATTCCGTTGACACTTATACAAATAGAATTAATACCATCCCAAGTATCACCTCTTTTGGCTGTAGGTATATCGTATGTCATATACCTATATTTATGGAATAAACGTTATTACTTGTAAGCAAGAACCCGGCCGTAAGTTAAACTAATACCTTGAATAACGGCTGAGAAGGTAAAATTAACTGGCAACTCAATAGCAGTTAATGTCTGAACAGTAGCTGTTGAAACATTAGTTGCTGTTAAACCTGAGATTCTACAAGCTGAAAGTACTTGAATAGAAGAATAAGGACCTGTTGAAATGGCTGTTGGAGATACTAAATCAAACCCGTTACCACCACCAGCCCCGCTACCACCACCGACAATATATGCTGCTTTAGCAAATAGAGGTCTTCCGGCGCCTTCCATTGGAATCCAAGAAAAGGTCTCGGCCATTCCTGGATTATATGTACTTGTTAAAGCTGGGGTAGTAGTGAAAATCGGTGTTGCCATATATTATATTTATGCTGGAGGTGGTGTTGGGGTACCAGCCCCGGTTGCCTGTGTGGGTGGTCCTACTTCTGGAGGAGCTCCTGCTCCGCCTTCAGCACCTACGGCTCCTCCAGCTTCAGCGCCTGCTTCTGGGGACGCGCTTGACCCGCCAAACTCAGGAATCTCAGAACCACCTGCAGCACTTCCGCCACCACCGCCGCCAAGCTCGCTAGGAGCTGCTCCACCTTCTGGTGCTACGCCAGCCTGAGCTGCTAGCTGCTCTCTCCAGTTAGGGCCTGAACCTTCAATCTGTGCTAGTTCCCAACGAAGAGCAGCATCCTTCTTAATCCACTCTCTATTCTCTTTCATCTGTTCATCAGACCACTGCATGTAATACTTCTGAGCATAAGAAGGTGCGATAGAAGCGTTCTGAGTAGCAGTATTAAAATTATCAAACTTGATCTGTAAGAGCTGCTGGTCCCTCATTGCCATGAAGGATGTGGGAACATTAAATTCTAACTGAATAGAGCGTTCACGGAGTCTATACTGCTTCCAGAATCCCTTCATCTTCAGGTGTGCAATAAAGGTCTCGCGAATACCCATTGCAAACTGTCTCTGAATACGAATAATGAAACGAGCAAATCTCAATTCTTCTCTTGTAATCTCAGCACCATCCTTAAAGGGTACATCATTCTGCATGAAGCGCGAGGTAGGCACTTTGAGAGAGTTATAAAGCTTCTTAAGGAAGTAATTGAGATCGTCAAGCTGTCCTAGGTTCTGACCTGCTGGTAAGGTATCTACTGTTGAGCCATTGCCTTGAGCGTCTTTAGTAAACCAATAAGCATCAAGCATGGACTGTGGGTCATAGACGTTAGTAACTCTTCCACCTGAACCTTGTGTGGTGTCATAGTTCTTCTTTGACCAATAAGACTGCATGAGACGCTTGAGATAAGCTTCAGCCTTGGGAGGCGGCATGGAACCGGTATAGATAGTAAATCTTAGACGCTCAGGTGCTCTTACAAGACGATAGATAACAATACTATCTTCAATAAGAGATAACTGACGATAAGCTCTTTTAGCATTTTCAATAAAGGGCAGACGAATTGACTTATACTCATTCCAAATACCAGAATTGATATAAGTGACCTGAGCCTTATTCATAAAGAATAGCTCTTCCTGATCCTTACGATTCATCGATGTAGCCGGACCGACAACAGGCTTACGAATTAAAAAGCCCTTGACTAATTCATTCTGAACATTCTGATAAACAGGATTGATAAGTTCAGAAGGAATGGAAACAAGACCAATGATACCTAGATCCTTCTTATCCTCTACAATAATGTTCTCAAAATATAACTCCCCGTCAATAAGAAACTGTCTGAAGTACTCCCAGCCCTTATCCTCTAAGTCAAATACCTCTACAAACTTCTTATATTCCTTTTCAATTGTATCTTTGACCTCTTTGGTATAAGTGCCTCTTAAGTTAAACTGAACAATGGTATCATTCTCGTCTTTAACGATACATTCATCGCAAATCTCGTCAATACAATCAGCCAATTCTGCAAATGCTGCCATACGGCGATAATCTTGTAAACGTCTTGTCTTATCCTTATCGACATTAGCATAGATAAAGGCCTGGTAGTCTTTATTAATTTGTAAAGCACCTGGGGTACCGGGACCGGAACCAAAAGACAATTCCGGGTCATTTAAAAAGACGGATTGATCTTGAATGAGCTCTTCTCTCTTAGGTGCTACTTTACGGAAGTCTTGGAATCGAGGATTCCGTTCCATTAAACTGTCCAAAATTTGATAAGCATATGGGAGTCGGGAGACAAACGCCCCTAATAAAGTAGTTGATGGAAACGCCTGATCTTGTACCGGTCCTGTTGTATTACCCGGAATAGCATTATTGTAAGTGTAAGCTTGATGAATCATGTAATAGTATTATTTAATTAAATCTAAAGGAGATTAAGTTCTCGGGCTTTATTTAAGAAATCTTGTTCTAAGACTTCTCTTTTAGGTATTGGACCGTACGGAAAACG